GTATTACCAAATGCGGTGCAGTTGAAGAAGTCGGTTTCCTTCTGACCGCCACTCTGACGGTCACAAGCAATGCTGAACGTGCAAACATCCTTGCCAGACTTCGTGACCTTAGCTTCAGGCGTGTGAACCAGACGCCCCTGAATTGCGATAGAGTTGAGCATTGTTTAGCCCTCCTTCGGCTGTTTCTGTGCACAGTCCCAACACAGGACGCGCCCAAAGCGTTTTTTCGTGCTTCTTGCAGTTTCCAGCGGAGTGACTGTGCGGTTGTTGTACTGAATAGGCTGCAACTGCTTTCCGCAGCAAGCGCATGGGGGGATGGTTTCCGCTTCCGTTTGCTTCTGCTCAGGCTTGTTTGACCTGCTTGTAGTCTGCTTCTGGTACTCGTCCGTGTCAGCGTCCTTCGTATCGTCAATGCAAAACAAACCGTTCAGAGCGTACTTTCTGGCGTAGCTGCTTGCAGTGCCGGTAATCTGCGAATCGTCCATGCCCTTCTTAAACTCAGGCTCACGAGCGTATGCAGTCACCGTGTAGGTGGCACCATCCTGCGATTCAACCGTTGCAGTGGCTTCGATGTAGTGCCAACTGTCAACGATAACAGGTTTGTCGGAAAGCCGCAGCACAAGGCTATGCGCTTTCAAGATGGGCTTGACCGCTTCGAGAATGTCCTCGCACGAGCGGTACTTGTAGCCGCCAAATTTGTTCATCTGCCCCTTCGGGGCTTTCAGCTCTGACTGAACAGCCATCAGAGCTTCATGGATTTTGCTGTTGTCCATACGTTTCCTTTCTTTGGCTTCATTAGGCATCATTGTTCTTACTTCGGCTTAACTTGGCTGTACAAAATCACCCAGCTATCAGTTCTGCCAACTGTGCGCGGAGGTCTTTCAGCTCTGCTTCCCTGTCCTCAATCTCAGACTGTAAGTCCTCAATCGCTGCCAGCCGGTCAGCTTCTTTGGCTTCTGCTTCCTGCTCACGGGTTAGGAAATACACGCCATCATCCGGCTCTGTCACGCCACCGAATCTGTCAAGGTTAATCATTTTTCGACTTCCCTCTCTTGCGCTGTTCTTTGATTTGCAACGCACTGTGCCACTGGTCTTTGTCGATTTCGATGGTAGACCACCGGTAGTTACATACAAGGCACTTCTTGCGTCGAGCGATGCTGTCATAGTCTGATCGGCTATCAACCGTTGTGATGTTGTCACTACCGCACATCGGGCATTTCATCGTGCATCCCTCCACTCGTTGGTGTGATGAGGAATGCGTTTTACTTTGCGATTTTCCCGTTCGATACGTTCATTTTCAGAGCTGACCCCAATGGCGCACAAGATGAGTGCTGCGGCGAGGAAGCTACACGAAAGGAAAACGTATCCAAACATTGCTACTGTGCTCTGACTTTTCTGGATTGCATCGCCACATCCTACTGAAAAGATCGCTAACGCGATTCCAAGCGTACAAAGGACATTAGCTTTCAGGCTTTTCATTCTTATTACCTCCAAAACTAAGTATCCATGCCGTAGCCATTGCCACAGATGCCGTAATGATTCCACGGGTAGCTGATGCACCTACCAGAATTCCGATGTGATGCACCAACCAGAGGTTCAGCAGAAATACCGCCAAAACCACTGCCAGTGCTATGCCCCACATCAGGGCAACTTCAATAAATGCTTTCATCTTGTCTCCTTTCATTTTTGCCGTTGCTGTTCTGCTCCTAGCTACTCAATGCCTTAGCCTATTGTTTCTATTCTTTTCCGTTGCCTTTGCGTTTCTATACTCCGCTCCGCCTTTGCTTATCAAAGCTACGCCTTGCATCCATAGCCTTTGCTTCGCCGCTCATATCGGTTCCATGCAATTCCATTGCACTCAGTCAAGAACTTCGTAGGTATAACGGCCTTTGCCACTGTTGCGCCACTGGCCGATACCACGCAAAGCGCCGTAGTCCAGCCATTCACGCACGACCTTCTCGTGAGAATCGTCCAGAAGAACGATTTCAAACTCGCAGGTCGAACCAGCGGGAATCTGCTCGCTGTTGGCAAGACTGACGCGCTCTCCTTGCGCTGTCTGTGCACGGAGTGGGCGCTGGCACTCGGTAATCTCGCCGTTCACATGAATGGGAATCATGCGGGGCTGAACGAAAATCAACCCATCAATGACCTTCTTGTAGGCCGTCAGCTTGCCGCTTTCGTTCACGGCCTTCTTCTTGCCAGTTTCGGTCTTGCCACCGATACGACCCAGCATACCGCAAGAATCCTTGAAGAAACCCTTGATCTGGTAGTCATACAAGATGGGTTCGCCGTTTTCGTTGCGAGGGAACACGGTCATGCCCTTATCTGCCACAGCATCAGCGCCCAGAGCAGCAACCTCGTCCTCGATGGTATTTGCATCCGGGGACTTGCTGGCGATGAACTCGCGTGCAATGTTCTGATTGCTAGGCCATGTGCCGAGAACTGCTTCGGTGAATGTGATTCTTACCTTGATTTTTTTCATTTTTGCTCACTCTTTCTTTCTCGATGCGTTCTAGCCGGTCTTTCTCCCGGCTGTGCCAGCGAATTTCTCGCTTGCCGTAGTATTTACCGTTCATCAGGGGCCTTCACCTTTCCCTGTGCAAGTAAAGTACTGTAATGGCCGTAGCTCATGCCATATCGTTTTGCGGCATCGTTCATCTGTCGCACGGTATACTTTGGAGGCTCGTGCTTTTGAGGTCTCGCACGTTCTGGCTCCTGCACATCCCAAGTAATTTTGAACTCACCAGATGCTTTTAACTCATTCAGCTCTTTTTGTTTTTTGGCTTTGTACTTTTTGGTCAAAGCCTTGTTTGCATCTGCTGCACATTCAGGGTGATACTTCTGAGACCAGACCTTCCGAACCATTGGTTTCTTGCACCAAGCGCATAAAGCCGGTTCCGGATTAGCCTTGATTCCTTTCTTTATAAGAGCCTGCCGTTCTCTGCGAACAATGATTTTACATTCTTCACAGTATTTCTTGCACGGATTTACAAGGCCAAGAAAGACACCGCAGCGCTCACAGTACTTTTCTTCCACGCTGCATCTCCTCTTTCAGTCTGGCTTCCCGATTGTGGCGCTCAAAGCACTGATTGATGGTCTTCTCCATCCAAAGCACCTTGTTGGCATCGTTTCGGGATACGCCAGCTGCCATCGCCAGTTTTAATTTGCGCTTGTGGCTTTGCGCCTTGCGAAAATTCGTCACCAGCACTCACCAGCCTTGTCTGTGATAAACTTCGGGACTTCCCGACCTGTGGCAATGCACAGTGCAACCAGCCTTTCGACCCAGATGTCACGCAGTCCTTCTTCGGTCATATAACACTGACCAACGCTAGGCTCCTTAAAATCCGCCCAAATCGTCAGCCCAACAGCGCCATCGGCGACCGTCCAGATCGTGCTGTAACCATCGTTGCACAGGCCATACAAAATATCTCGTGCTCTGCTTTTGGCTTCGTTGAGTTCAAAAGCATCCCAGCACTTTTTGCTCTGTTCGTAGGCTTCCACAGCCTTGTCAATGGCAAACTTCGCATCGTCCGGGTGCTCAAGGTCTACCTTCAATGTTAAAATCTGTTCCATGTTCAGCCCTCCTTCTGCTCGATTTCAAGAATCTTGCAGATGCTCTGGATAATTTTCTCCGGCTTTCGCTCGCCACGAAGAATCTTGTAGAGGTACGAATCATCAAGGAACAATCCAGTATCGCTTTGAACCGCCTGAATCAGCTCCGTTTGCTTCATACCTCGCTGCAACAGCTTCATCTTCACTTCTAGCTCAAAGCCAGAACGGAAGTTTTCTTTCAAAATTCCACCTCCATTTGCTAAAATCTATTGACAAGTACGGAAAGCTGTACTAATATAAGGGTGTAGAGAGTTTATATTGTACAGTGTTCTGTACTGCCCATGTCTGTATTATAGTACAGGCATCTGTACAAGTCAACTTTTTTGTACAAAATTCTGTGCATTTGTATACTTGCACAAATATGGGAGTGTTCTTATGTCGGACTTGTACAGCAACATCCATGCACTCTGCGAAAAAGAGGGAATCAAAGACGGAACTCTTTGTGCCAACATCGGGATTCGCCGTAGTTTTCTTTCCGAGCTGAAAGCCGGGAGAACCAAGAGCCTGTCCGCAGAGGTTCTTTCTAAAATTGCAGCCTACTTCAACGTATCGGTAGACTACCTTCTCACTGGCGAACAAAAAGAAAACCCGCCCCAGCAGCCGCAAAGTGAAGTCGATGCAGCAGTGGAACGGATTAGAAAAAAGCTTGAATCTATGCCGACAGCGCAGCGTGAAGCGCTGATGAACCTGATCGAGAAGATGTGAGGTAAGCCCGTGTATTACTTGTTGTGCGGCTGCGCCTTTTGCTTTTGGTTCATGCAGGCCTTGTTAAAAGGCAATGACCGTGTGCTATATGGCAACAGCAGAAAATATCGTTACCGTAGAAACCGAAAAAAGAAATGGTTCTGACCCGGTAAAACAAAAACCCCTTGTGCCGGGCTGGTGTAGCTCTGCGCAAGGGGTTTTCTGTTATTCTAGGCCTAAGGCTTGCTCCGCTGCCGGAATCTTATCAGGGTGTTCCAACAGCCATGAGATAAACCTGTCAATCTTAGCTCTTTCTTGTTCGCTCATTGCAGCATATCCTCCCGATCAGTAAATACGAATGTTCATTTGATATGATTATACATCTTTCCGTTGTATAGTCAATACAATTTTAACAACTTCGTAAAAATCGAACGTTTTCTTCACATCCATTACTTTACATCGGGGAAGCCACGAGCGTTCAAGTCAAAAGGGACAACGCCTATCCATCTTTCCTCCAATCACAGCTCTACAAGCTGTCCGTTAATGCGTTCGATGTTATCTGCCGGGTCGCGTCCATCGTCTAAGGTGGCTACGGCACGTTCTAGGATGCCTTTCGCTTCGAGGTAAGCATCTTTATCAGCTTCGTACCCAGAAAGGCTCAGGACAAGCTCCAGCGTCCGTCTGCGGGCGTATGGGACAATCAGAGCATCTACAGTTCGGTTCATTAGCTTTCCTCCCATGGTTTAGGTGTGTGTGGCTGCCCATCGGTAACGCTGGCGGGCATTCCATCGATGATCGGCATACGTTCATGGTTCCAGATTACAGTTTCTTTCATTTTGTGTTTCCTTTCTATTTGGAATTTTTTGACAATACAGTTATAACACAGGCTGCTGTTGGTTCTCCATAGCAGCTTTTTCCATTTTTTGGCTTGTCGAATCCGGCAGTTTTGCAGAATTTTGTTGAAAGGGCGTGAATTTATGGATGAATATTTGGTAAGAACGGCCAAAGCATTAGAGATGGCACGGATGCGTTCCGGCTTAAGCCAGCAGAAATTAGCAGCACGAATGGTCGTGAATCGTGGCACGATTTCTAACTGGGAGCAAGGTCTGGCAGCCATTTCCCTGCCAATGGCTATGCGCTGGTTCACCTGTTGCGGCGTATCGGCGGCTCGATACATGGACGCTTGCATTTACCCGGGGCTGCTGGAGCATTTGGAAGATGACCTTCCTGGTCTGGAGAAGCGGCAGATTCTCATAGATGCTATGATGGAATGTTCTTCCTACGAAATAGATGCCTTGTTGTACATCCGGTACGGAGATCACGGATCAGACCATATGGGTGTGCTGACGGAGGTTCTGGCAAACCTCCACACACCATTGAAGGACAGGGTCTCTGTTTGCCGGATGGTATCGGGCAACTACGAGATAGCGCAAGCTACCAGAACAGACCCAGACCCGAATGGAACCGCCCCGAAGATGGAAATTCTCTATCAGGCACAGGACGCTGGAACGGAAGCTGCTATGAAGTCCAACGATTCTTATACCGTGAATCCAAATAATATAACTGGATGATTGTCGAATTATCGAAGTTTTTAAGGAACATTCTGTCCACTTTTTGTACACCTATCGGGCAAATTCGCCTTGTCATTTCGTCCCCCATAGGCTGTAAATCGACAACATCCGCACAGAATAAATGACGGATTAGCGCTAATTTATCGTTTGCGATTAAGCAGCTTGTCAATCCGTCCCCCATAATACCGGCTCAAAAGTTTTTCATCCATATTTTGTACACGTTAGATAAGACTAATCATTGCCGGAAAGACTTTATTCAGCAAATGAAAGGTTGAGTTATCCACAAGCTGGAATAGAAAAACAAAGAAATTGTTGAAAATTATCGTCATCGCTTATTTAACGATGATATTTAACCTCTTGTTTATTTCTTGTTTAATATATAATAGGTAGATGGGGGACGAAATGACAAAGCATGGGGGACATTTTGACAAGTCATGGGGGACGTTTTGACGACCCTGTGGGGGACAAAAAGACAAGCCATGGGGGACAAAATGTATTGACTTGTCCCCCTGCCTGTGATATACTGCTTTTAGGCTAGAAAAGGAGGCGAACAGATGCCTAAAATATCCGACAACAACCTTGTTGAAAAAAGCAAATCCCTTGTGTGGGCAAAGTTTAGGGACTACACGGCAGGCGAGCTTCGGTTGCTAGAGGTTTACTTGTCAAGAATAAATCCGAGAGACCCAAACAGCAGCCGTGTGGAGTTCACTTTGGCAGAGTACAGAGACCTGCTGGGGTTAAAAAGCCTTGATGCACGAAGGATTGAGCCTCAGATCAAGCACTTTTTGGGCAACACTGTGTCGATTCCCATTGACAAAGAAAAGGGAACATTTGAGAGCTTTGTCCTTTTCACAAGGGCAAAACTGGACTATGTGCCGGAAACAAGGTCTTATGTTGTGGCAATCACTTGCAACCCTGACCTTCGCCCTATTTTCTTTGACATTGCTGAAAGCGGCTATGTTCGGTATCGGCTGCGTTACACGTCAAGAATGAAGTCTCAATACAGCATTTTGCTTTATTCGATTCTTCGGGACTGGTTGAACATGGACAGCAAACCGCATGAAATCAGTCTGAAGAAGTTGAGAGAACAGCTTGGTGCGATGGAAGCGAGCTACGATGTTTACAAGAACCTTCGCAAACGAGTGCTTGATGTTGCAGTAGATGAAATCAATGCCGTGTCTGACATCGTGGTGACCTATGAACCAGTTCTTGTGGCGCGAAAGGCTGTGGCGGTCAAGTTCAAGCCCAAAATTAAAGCGTCTGAGACGCTCATTGAAGCTCAGGCAAGCGAAATATCGACCGAACCTCAAAAAGCCGCCAGAAAGCCCCGTAGAAGCAGATACGAGGATTTTGACTGGTCTATGTGCGACGAACTGGAAAAGCAGGAATGCGTTGACGTGTCAAAAGTGGTTGAGAAGTGGATGAAGAAAGAGCATCCTGAAATCAAGCTGCCGAGACGCAGAGAAGCGGTTTACGATACAGTGAAGGCAGCGTATAAGGACATCCTATCTTTGAACAGAACGCCGTTTCCCGACAGACCTGTTGGCTATCTGATTAGAAGCGTAGACAAAGCGGGTATCGTAGACAAGTATATGCCAGCGTTTTATTCCATTGAAGCGCTTAACGGCAAATAAAGAAAGAGTGATAAAATGGCAAAAATTATAGCTGTCGCCAACCAGAAGGGCGGAACGGGGAAAACCACAACAAGCACCTGTCTAGCTGGTGCATTGCAGTTGCTTGGCAAGAAAGTGCTGCTGGTGGATTGTGATGCCCAGTGCAACGCAACGGACACCTACGGCGCACAGACAGAGGATGTTTGCACCCTGTTCGATGTAATGACCCGGCAAGGTACAGTAGAGGAAGGAATCCAGCACTGTGAAGCCGGTGACATTCTGCCGTCCGACAGCGCATTGAAGGACATTGACGAGCAACTTGTCCGGGACATGGGCAAGAACTTTCGGCTGCGTGAAGCACTGGAATCCGTGTCTGAACAGTACGATTACATTGTTTTGGACACTCCCCCGCAACTTGGTCTTGCGCTTGTGAACGCTCTGATTTCCGCTAACAGCATCATCGTACCCATTACAGCAGACCGCTATGCGCTTGCCGGATTGAGCCAGCTTTCGCAGACCATCGGTGACGTTCGCAGATACTTCAACCCGACTTTGAAGATTGAAGGTCTGCTTCTGAACCAGTACAAGAGCCGTGAGAACCTGTCCAAAGAGGTCGTAGAGCAGCTTCCTGTGATTGCAGAAAGCATGGGAACGAGGCTTTTGGGCGTAAAGATTAGACCGTCTATGGGTGTTCGTAAGGCGCAGGCAGAGCGGCACAGCCTGTTTAGCGGCGACACGGCAAAGAGCACTAGCGCAGAGGATTTCAAGGCGTTGGCAGAGAAGATTGTGGAGGGTGATAAAAATGAGACTGATTGATTCTGAAGAACTCGTAAATTACTATTTGCAGAACCAAGCTGACCAAGCAAGATTTCGCAGTGAAACAGCAAGTGTATGCGATGTTTTAGAAAATGTGATTCGCCATGTAAAATTGATGGATGAAATTCAGCCGAAAGAAACGGCAAAGTGGGAAGTTCATCATCGAGTGGACGCGGATGGAGAACATTGGAATTGGCTCGAATGCTCAAACTGCCATTATAAAATTGCACGTTATCCGAAAATGTACCGTGAGACAAGATTTTGCGCTTGTTGCGGAGCAAAGATGGAGGATGAAGAAGAATGAAGTCAACCAGCAAAAAAACATCCGGCTTGTTGGGCGGGTTTGACTTCCAGCCTGTTTTTTCGGAGCAGCCATTAAGCCGAAGTGAGCCAAAGGAAGAAGAAGTAAGCCAAACAAAGCCGAATAATGCCGAACAAGAGCAAGTTAAGCCTAATGAAACCACAGACAGCCATGCACAGCCAAGTGAAGCTGAATTGAGCAGTATTAAGCCGAAGCAAGCCAAAGACGGCGAAACACAGCCGAACAATGCCGTAGTAAGCGAAAGTAAGCCAAAGAAACTGAAACAGGCAAGGGAAACGAAACGGCTGATTGAGCAGGGCAACATTCCCGGCGCACTTGCCGAAGCTGGCTTGACGAAGAAAAAAATCCCGATGCCGGAATCGCATCAGGGCGTTGCAAGCGGTGACGGCAAGCGGTCTAAGCGCATTACCATCCTTATGAGCGAGGAGGAACGAAAGTACATCAACCGTGAAGCCAGACGGCACGGAATGACGATTGGGCAGTTCGTGTACGCTCTGGCGGTTGCGGCGGCAGAGGGGAAGATTGAGTTGGAAGATTTTTTGGAGGATTGACGTATGATTGTTTATAGACCTCATCGTGGTTCTTTGGAAGATGCCATGAAAGAAGTAAAAACATTTGACAACTGGTATCAGATGACACATTATATTGCAAATAATTGGAATTTGGCGGTTGGCAAGAAAGTGATAGACCCTGACGATATTGTTATGGACGATAAACCGGTCAATGATGACCGTGTTGGTTGGAAAGACGTTCACATGGTTTTGGCAACTCGTATTGGGAATGACAATTTTATGGAAAAATACGGAAACTCGCAGTGTATCGGGTATTGCACATACGATGCCGTAAGTGTCAAAAAATACTTAACACCGAAAGAAGTAGGGGGCGAAAACTTTTATTGGGTCAAAATCCAGTACGATGATGACGAAAAATGCAGACACTTTCAAGCTCCGTTCGTTTTGTTTGCGAATAACAAGGATGAAGCAAAAGCTAAAATAGAGCGAGAAGTTCCCGGAAAGTTTTCCATCGTTGGAATAGTTGAACTCGATAAGAGCCTTGTATTTCATCCGCAAGACTTATTTGACATAAAAGCCCAATCTGTACTTTGGGAATAAAAGAGCCCCTGTGTAGCCGCAATGACCGCACAGGGGAGAAAGGAAGAATATGAGTGAAAAAAGTTTACTTGAGAGCCTGACTTGCAGAGAAAAAGAAAAATTTGCGGTTGGCTTTAGATGTCAATGTTGTGGAACGGTTGCTTGGGTAAAAGGTAAAGACATGAAGATAGAAGAAAAATTCATGGACAGAAAATTCATGGATGGAAGCTATGTTTGGATTTGTCCGATGTGCAAGTTCGGAATGGAAAGCATTACCTTTGCTCCAGTCGAAAATATTTTTGACGAATAACAAAAACAAACCCCTGTGCAACCAATCAAGGCTACACAGGGATTTTCTTTACTTATCAGCAATGCAATCCCAGTAGAGATATGCCTTGCCATCTGCGGCATCTGCGTCCTCAAGGAACGCCTTTGCCATGTCAGCGTAGAAACCCGGAGTGTCAACGGACTGGCGCTTTGCCACCTGACAATAATCCGAGTACATCATGTTCATGACAGCCCAGAAATCGTTCGGGTCACAGGTGATGTTGCGCTGTTTGGCAACGTCCTGTGTCTGCTCCAGCGTCCAGTGACAACCTTTAGTGCCGTCAGCATTTACCATGCTATCACACCATTCCTCCGCTTCATCGTGGGTGAGGTGTTTGCGTGGCATCTTGATGGAGCGGCTGTCCGCACCGCCATGCTCATACTGTCCAGACCGCTTGTCCCATTCTCCGCTTTGCGAGAAGCCAATCTGCGGCATCTTGCGCCCATACTCTACGTCAGGGTAGCGCGGGATAGGGTAGGGGTCGATATAACGGTTCTCCTCCTGCGGATAGTAAGGATGGCGGTCATTGCAATCTTCCAGCTTGCGCAGACGGCGTTCCAGCTCACGCTCCCTGCGGTCACGCTCTTCCTCAAGGCGGTCGCGTTCTGGCTCACGGTCTTTTTCGTGGTCGCGGAGCATCATCATGCGGCGAAAATTAGTCTTGCCCATAATCTATACCTCCTCAAGAAATGGACGCAGGCGCACCAGCGTGGGAACGGCAGAAGCAGCCTAGATACTTGAACGTGCCTGTGCCGGTTGCAGACGTTGCTACACGGGTAGCGTAGCGGGTGCGGGTGTGGATGCTCTCAGCGGTCGCCTGAGCGCAGTTGCAGTCGGTCAGAGGGTATGCGGTCGTGCCTGCGCCAATGGTAATAACCACAGGGGCATTGATGGTGGTCGTGTCCGGCAAGCTCTGAGCAACCACGATACAATATTTTTCGCCCGCAGCGTAAGACCCGGCAGGGATGTTGATAGTCAGCGTGTCGTTGGCGAACGTGACCGCCTGGCTGATGACCAAGTGCGGGCAGAGTTTGCAGCTTGTTTTGCAAGCCATAGTGTTTTCCTCCTATAAAATCAGGGGCAGAGGTGTCTTACCCCTGCCCCGATGGTTCACCCGGTGTTATCGGGGAGTGTGTAGGTTAGCAGCCGCAGCAGCAGTTCACGCCCACGTTAGGGTTTGCCACCTGATAAGCGGGAATCGGACGAGGATTGACCCGATTAAGGATGGTATCGGTCTGCTGGGACATCACAGTGGTCAGAAGCGCATTCTGACGATCCTGAGAAGCGGCGAACTTCAGGTTCTGATTCTCAGCGGTCAGAGTGGCAATCTTATCCTGCGTGAAGTAGTCCATCATGCTGCGGAAATTGGCGTTGCAGTTGTCCACGATGGCGCGGGCGTTGTCTGCGATAGCCTGACGTGTAGCGCAGTCCTGCTGTGCAATGGTGTACTTCAGGTCGCCGATGAGCTGCTTGTTCTCGCAGCAGCAAGATGCAAGTTGCGTGGAAAGTGCGGTCTGACCCGCCTGCCGTGCGTTGCCCTCCTGCATGATGGCGAGGCTGATGGCGTTGTCGCCGTTGGACACGCTGCGTTCCAGACCGTTCACGAGCTGTGCGTTCTGGTAGCCGAGCTGACAGATGGCGCTATTCACGCCCGCAAAGCCGTTTGCGATGTTGGCGTTCACGCCGTTCATCTGCACCAGCTGGTCATAGCCCAGAGAGCAGATGCCGCTCTGGATGCCAGCCAGAGAACGGGAAGTGTCCTGCTGGTAGAAGCCCTCAGACAGCGCCGCGCGAGTATCTGCGCCACCCTGACCAGTTGCGCCAGTGCCGACCAGATAGGGGATGTAGCTGTTCATGCCGTTGTCACCACCGTTTCGACCGTAGCCGTTTGTACCCCAGCCGAAGATGATGGCGAGGATGATAACCGCCCACAGACCTTCGTTGCCGAAAAATCCGCCGTTGTTATTGCCGCCGTCCTGCCCAGCCAGATAACCAGTTGCAAAATCGTCCATAACAAAACTCCTTTCAGTTTTGCGTTATGCCATCCCACCGCCGTGTGCGGTGGGCGAAGCCAAATAAAAGCGGTTTTTATCAAGTCCGCAAAACTGAGAAGCGTTTCGCTTAGAGGGATGCTTTACCGGGGCAGCGTCAGGTTCAGAGCACTTGCCAGTTGATTCAGGTCGATGCCCCGCTCTTTGGCGAGGTTCTGCGCCATCGTTCGGAGCTGTGCTTCGTTTTTGCCCTGAATCAGGTTCAAGCCCTGCATGATAGGGGCGTTTTGCCCGCTCAACTGCTGGATAAGCCCCATAGGGTTCTGTCCGGCACGAGCCAAATTTGCAAGCTGCATGATGGGGCTGTGCGTAATCACATCAAACGGAGAGGACATTGTTATTCTCCTTTCTTTGCTGTGGCAGCGGGCTTAGAAAAGCTTTTCTGCCACTTTTCCAGTTCATCCAGCCTGTGGACGAGGGCGTTATACTCCTCAATAGGCACATACTGCTGTGTCGGTGCAGCGGTCTGCTGTGCCTGTTGCGCCTGCATCTGCCGCCATGCTTCTGGGCTGTAAAACTCCTGTACATAGGATTCACAAGTGTCCGGGTTCAGCCGCTTGCAGTAGATCACTCCGCTGCGCAGGTCGGGGCAATAGGTCGGTCTGCCGTACAGGTCAGACGGTATCGCCAAAAACTCTTCTCTGCTGGAAACAGGTCTACCCAGCAACCAACCGCCGTCCTGTACCGACTGCTGAACAGGCTGCTGCCCATTCATCGGCTGCGGACGCTGCTGCTGTGCCTGCTGCATCTGCGTGTTGGGTAGGGGAGTGGCAAGCCCAACTGTACCCATGCCACCATAAGGATTGACAGGCTGCTGCGGAACGTAGGGCGCTCCGGGTGTTGGGTAATAGCTCATGGTTCATCCCTCCTATTGCACTCAGTGTACCGCAAGCGCCCGGAACGAGAGACAACGAAAGACAAACGAAGGACAAAAAGCTTGATTAGAACTAATACAACTAATACAAAATAGACAAAAAAGAAAGGCAAAGTTTGGTGGCTATGCCTGTATCACTTGTATCAGTTTTGTGGTATAATCAGTACAGTAAAAAATAAATGGAGGGAACAAACATGAAAAATACCACCATCCAAAATCTTGGCAAGCTGTACCATTTGCTGGATAAAGCCTGCAACCCCGACCGCGTGAATCAGGCAGACCTTGACAACGCTACGAGATTTCCCGTACGTGGCGTGATGATGAAAATTACGCTGGCGCACAAGCTCCACAAGATGACCCCGGAGCTTGACAACGCCTGCGCTTACGTCCTGAAGGATGTAGACCTCGAGGACGTGGATAACAGCTTTGCGCTCAAAGCATTGCCGTTGCAGCAGCAGGGAATGTTCCAAATCGGATATATGTCACCCGATTATAAGACACTCGGCGTGTCTGCCGTCAAAATCAAAGTCGCCCGAGAGGGTGCTGGTCTGACCATCCGGGCGCTGTCAGAAAAGACCGGGCTGTCCACCGCAACCATCCAACACGCAGAAGCCGGAAAGCCCATTCGGGCGAAAACTCTTGAGAAAATCGCAAGCGGCTGTGACGTGACGGTTGCTGATTTGCAAGGGTAAAAGAAAAGCGCCCACACGGAAAAATCCGCATAAGCGCTTAACTGTAAAGAGGCACACATTGGAGTGCGATACTAAAATATCACAATATCCAATATATGGCAATGGCTTCGACAAAACTAGTGTATATAAAGCAAAAATCCCCCACTTTGCCTACAAAGTACCCGCGTGGCACGCAGGGCTTCGGCAAAGCAGGGGATTTTTTATGCCGCCGAAACGGCAAAGTCTAAAATCAAGAGAGAAACCGCCCACAGGCAATACCGCTCTCTACAAGGCCGCAGCCTTTCAAATCATAAATCGTATGGCGTATAATGCAAAGACGCATATACCGATAAAACCACGCCTATAAATGCACTATGCCAAAATGGAAGGACGGTTTTTAGAACGCTTGATGTCGCCCCCAAAATAATCAGAGCGAACAAAACACGGGACAAGAAGTGATATATTTTATTTGCCATAATTCATATAAAATCGTCTCCCGCATGGTACGCACTGTAAGTAGGCGGGCGGGAGACTGTATCAAATATCCACCCTAATGCGCTTCTTTGAGAGGCCGGGAGGATTTGTTAGTTTAATTTTATCATACATCCAGCATTTTTTCAATGCCTTTCAGCCGGTAGCCTATCGCCGTCCGGCTGTAATGCGTCTGTGCTGCAATGTCCGGCAGCGGGAGCCGCTCAACGTACCGCAGTAAGGCTATCTTACGGTCTACCCTCCCAAGCGGTGCGCTTTTGATGGCGGCGGTCATCTGCTGTCGGTCAAGTCCTTGCAGCGCAGCGGGCAGCACTACGCGAGCCGCCGCCACAGGCAGCACCGAGCCAGAAAGGCTGCGGCAACTGTCCGGCGTTGCGCACTCGAGCGGTCACGGCACGGGGATGTCCCATTTTGCCGCCGTTGGCAAAATGGTCACACACTGCGGGCCACAAAATCGGGTACGCACGCCGATTATAATAATAGCGCGGCGTTTGCTCGTATGTAGTGCTTGCCATGATAACCTCCTTACTGCTTTTCCAGCGCCGCCCGGGCACGGTCAAAGAAAAACTGAATAATGGCTCCGATAGTCTCATCGGTGATGGCCCAGCTGATGAGCCTGCCGTATTTGCTGGCACTCAGGGCGGCTCGGAGCATCTTGACGACCCACGCCTTGCGCTCTGCGCCGCGCTTTGTGCCCTGTATCTCGCGCTCGGCTCGCTCGATGAGGTCCAGCACCAGCGGCTTTACCGCTGCGCCGTATCCCAGGCGAATGCAGCCAATGGCGTAAAAGATAAACCCGCCCAGCATCAGCACTGCCGCCACCGGGGCAGGGATAAGGTCAAAAAGCTTAGTTGCCAGTGCTTCCATGATTGGTCACTCCTTTTAACAGATAGTTGTCGATGTCGGCGCGGCTCTTCTGCATCCCCTCGCGGTTGTTGCCGGACAACTGCGCGTCCAGCAGATTGCGCACCCCGTCGAGGGTCAGACGGCTCACCTCGTCGATTTCTTCAAAGCGGCGCAGGTCTCGGGCGAGGGCCTGCGTGTGCTGAAGCTGGCCCTGCTCCAAGGTGCCGATGCGCTTGTCCATCTCATCCAGCCGCTTGTTCTGCACGTTGTCCGGCTCCTGCGCCTTTTTGATGTACTTGTGGATGATTTCCAGCACCTTATCGATGGTGATGGCTGCAGCGCACAGGCTTCCCAGGATGCCCAGTACCCACAGCAAAGCTTCTTTTTCGGTCATTTGCCCTCCCGGAGACGGGTCAGGCCCTTCTTGCGGATGATTTTCGGGTAGTTGAGTGTCGTGACGTTGAGGTCTACGTTGCCGATGATGCCCGGCACGCTGCCCTTGCTGGTGTGCTGGTGGGCGTTGTAGGCAAAATCGACCTTGGGTGCCTTGCCCGTGTAGTCGGCCAGCCAGACGTCCCACCGAGAGGACAGCCGAGCCATGTCCAGCTCATACTTGTAACCGGTGTAGGTGTAGAGCTGGGCGTAAAAGCCCATCCGCTCCACCTGTTCCAGCGCGTAAGCGGTGAGGTTGGACAGGTCAAGCGTGGACAGCTGCTTGAGCTTGTTTTCCTCCACGTCCACGCAAACAGGGAGAGAAAACTCCTTGCCGTACACCGCCTGCCGCAGCAGGGCAAGCTCTGCATCGGCCATGGCCTCGCTGGTGGCGTAGGTGTAGTAGTAGACGCCCACATCCAGCCCGGCGGCCCGGGCGTTTTTGTAGTTGTCCTCAAAGGTGGGGTCGATATAAAGGCCGTCTGCTCGTTTGGAGAGCTTTTTGTTGGTGGATACCGTCTTGAGCATGACGCCCTTGTAACCAGCCGCTTTGACCTTGCGCCAGCCGTCGAGTGTAATTTTGCCCTGATACCGGCTCACGTCGATGTACCGGTAGGGCGGGCCGCCCTCCCAGCCGATGACAGCCTCTGCCTTGGGGGCCTGGGGCGCAGGCTCAGGCCCGCCCGTGTCCTGCTCGTCCCCCGGGCCAAAGATGGCCCGCACCAGCTTTTCCAGAAGCTCCAGCAGTTTACTACCCATCATAGTCCTCCCCCGTGATCTCCTTATACCGCTCTGCGTCGATCTCGCCGTCGGCTACCCGTTTGGCCAGCTCCCGCTTGACACCGGGGCGGCGGCTTGCGGGCATCTCTGCCCAGGTCTTGGTACCGGCAATCAATCTGTTTGCCCAGATTTTATCCATTTTGAAGTCCTCCTTACTTGTTGTTGATGGCGGCGTCCAGCTCACACAGCGAGTCCTCGATAGCCGCCAGCCGCTCTTCCGATGCCATGTCCTGCTCACACAGGGCGTCTTCCATCTCTGCGGCGGTCTTTGCCAGCCGCTCCGCCACGGGGCCGGTCTTGTCGGTCATCCGGTAGTGGCGGTCGATTTCGTACCAGTCATAGCAGCGCCCTTCCGCGTCGTCCGCGCTGCGCAGCTTGCGGACGACGCGGAAGCTGTCGGTGATGGTCTGGTCGGGATACTCCCGCTCGATCTGGTGATACCCGGTCAGATCCGTGTGGTGGCCGCCCTTGGTCTTGAGGACTTCAGCGCCGCCCTTTGTGCCAAAAACATAGTCCACGTCAGGTTCTCCTTTCTCCGATGTTCTCGGACGATGTGCTTCAAGTCGCGGACGACCCGCTCTCCCCGAAACAGCCATTGATAAAAGTGATAATTGTTGCAGTGCCGCAGCTGTCCCAGCCGAGAAAGCAGGCTTGCAGCCGACTTGGGGTGGATGGGTCTGCCCTGCCGGATGCGGCGGCGATACCTTGCCATGGCCCGCTTCATGCGGAGCAAATTGTGCTTGCGCGGGATGGTGTACCCTCTGCCATAGCGATAGCCTACGGCATCCGGCAGACGGCCTTTGGTGCGCTCATAGCCACGCCGGGGCGGGGCCAGCGGCACTTTGCGCTGCGGCTTTGCCACCGGGAACACCTGCCAGTCGCCCTTGAGCTTCAGATCGTGGGCGTTCAGCCAGCTCTCCACAAGGATGCGGAGCTTCCGCAGCTTGCGCTTGTTGGGGCCGAATGCCGTCATGTTGTCCATGTACCGGGCGTAGTGCTTGCAATAGCCGCTCTCCCGGATGAGCCGGTCAAGGGGCTGCAGCACAGCGTTGGCAAGCCACTGAGACGTGTAGGTTCCAAGCTGGATACCGTCCCGGATGATGCGCTCGATGAGGTCAAGGACGCGGCGGTCTTTGTAGAGCTGGCGCATTCTCGCCATCACCACTTCCGGGGCCAAGCTCTCGTAAAAATGCCGGATGTCCCCACAGAACTCGTACTTCGTGCCTTTGCGGTCGTACTTCATCCAGCGCTCGATTGCTTTCTTCTCCCGCTCCGTTCCCCGGCCACGGATGCTCCCGCAGCAGTAGAAATCCATGCCCCGCATCATCTTCGGCTGCAGCGCCTGAATAAGGGCGTGATGCACATACTGGTCCGGCCACTGCGCCGGTTCGCTAATGGTGCGCCACTTCCGGGCGTTCGCGTCCCACCGCTGGCTGACATGGGGCTTTTTCGGCTCAAAACCGCCGACGAGTATTCGCCGCAGGTCTTCCACCCGCTGCGGCTTGGTCTCTTCCACCCACGCCGTACAGGTGTTGGGCTTGTGGCCTCGATTCCAGTGGTGGGTGCGGTTCACTTCGTCGATGGCGTGCAGCAGATTATCATCTGAGATTAGCGTATCAAAGAGCTTTCCAGCTCTCTTCATGGGATACCCTCCTTTTAGCTGTACGGACGTTCCAGCGCCCCTTGCGGGGTGTACTAGCCCGCTCCCAAAATGCCTATCTTCACCGTGGGGTGTGCGGCTGTCTGTGCCAAGAATCTGTGAGGTTGGAAATATCAAAAAAAGGAAGCGGCAGCCGATGTTCCCGTTATAGTTCGACGCGCTGTTGTAGTTGACGTAGAACAAACCATAGTTGGAGTTGTGGCTATAGTTACCACCGACGTAGAGGCACGGGTTCGACGAGCTGAAGTTCCAGTCATCGCACGAGGCCCGAGAACAAAAAAACACCGGCAATGCACAGACAGTCCCATATAAAGTTCAGCGCCTTACGGCGCGGTTATCTGCGGGGGTTGCGACCCCCTCAGACTCCCCCGTTGGGGAGTTCCTGGAGGCGGCAGCCGATGTTCCCGTAATAGCTCGACGCGCCGTTGTAGCTGACGTAGAACAAACCACAGTAGGAGTAGTGGCCATAGCTACCACCGACGTAGAGGCACGGGTACGACGAGCCGAAGTACCAGTCATCGCACGAGTACGTAGCTTCATTGCCGGACGCAGACGTGGGGATAAACATCGGGAAGCCGCCGTTTGTCTTGACCCCGAACGCGGACGGCCAGCCATTGGACGGAACGCCGACTGCCGTGCCGCCACTCCCGTCGCTGAAGTTTGTGGGGTTGAGGATGATGTTCAGGCCGTCGCCGTTGTTGTAGCAGCCATCGCACCAGTCCAACACGTTATCCCACAGGCCCTCGATGTTGCGGTACTGCGTCCCGCAGCCATAGGTGGTGCGGCTGCTCTGGGTCGTACCGGTGTGGTACGGCATACTGTCGGTGTAGCCCATCGACTGCGGAAAGCTGTTGTTGCCGCATCCATAGCCGATTTTCGCCTGACTGTTCCAGTCGCAAAATTCGACGATATAGAGCAGCCAGACAGTAAACCGCATGGCAAAATCGCTCTGCCAGATGGTGGAGCCGAGATTGTGGATGTTGGAGCGGGCCGAAGAGCGGGTCATGTTCGCCCTGGGGCTGCCGGTGCCGCTCTTATAGGTGCCGTTACAGTGATACCGTCCAATGTAGACCACGTCCCGCTCACCGTTGCCGTCTCCCCTGTCCATGTGGGCAGGGCTGACGCTGTAGCCCTCCACCGCGCGGTCGGCGATCTGGATGCTCATGCCCCTGCCGTTTTGGGTCAGCTTGTACCAAAATTTCGGGATGCTGACCATCGTGCCGCCGGTGCGTTCGCTCTTTACCATGCCCGCCCAGGGCTGCAAGTTGTCGAAAGGACTGCCATAGCTGCTTGCGCCTGCGACATACGGCACAGGGTCGGTAAACTCTGCCGCCTCGTCGGTGCGGCTCCACTTGGTGGTGCTGGTGCCGTCCCAGCTTGCGCCGTAGATGTGGACGTAGGCCAGCTCAAGGGGGTAGTCTTTGTACTCTGTGACCTCTACGGTGGCGGTGGTGGTCTCGTCGCCCAGCGTGGCCGTTACCGTCCACGTGCCAGCGATGGGCAGATACAGCTTGATGCTGCCGCTTTCCGGCACGGTGCCGGAGACGGTCTTGTCCCCGCACTGGGCGGTGACGGTGCTGCCCGCCTTGACCGTCACAGTCAGGGTGTAGTAGGTCAGGGTCAGGGCCTTGGTGCGGCAGTACTCCGCCTGCACCGTCTCCGTGGCCACGCCGGTGCCGAGCGTGGCGGTGACGGTCCACTCTCCGTCGTGGGGCAGGGCCGCAGAAAAGCTGCCGTCCGCAGCCACGCCGCTCACGTCTTTCTCGCCGTCCGAGAGGACGATGGAGCTGCCCGCCTCGGTCTGCACCACCACCCGGGGCAGCACGATGCTGCCTACAGCCGCAGCGTCCGCCGCAGCGCCGGAGATGGTGAGGGTCTTGTCAGTCTCGATTTTGATAGCGTTGATGCGGTCGCCGGTGGCTTTGGCGTCTGCGGGTGCGCCCTTGACTGTCAGGGTGGGGTCGGTACTCACTACAGCAGCCGCCTTGTCGGCGCTTTTTTTCGCTTCTTCTGCGGATGAGGCCGCAGCGTCTCTGCTTGCGGTTGCAGAGTTTGCGGCTGACTCAGCAGCGTCTTTTGCGGTTGACGCAACGGTTGCGGCGGCTTCTGCCTTTTCCTTTGCAATGTCAGCCCCTGCAACATCACTCAGAGTGTTGAGGGTGTCGGCGTTCATTGGAGTACCCTCGACAACAGGTTCATCATTACGAATCAAAGTGATGATCTCTGATGTGCCATCAGATTTCATCATAGTCCAACGCCCGGGATATTTTGCTTTTCGGTCAACAAAATGCATAATAGGGTTCACCTCCGCATATTGTATCTGAACAATAAAGTAAATGGTCCTTTGCCATCGATTCAATGTCAGACAAAACTTTTTCTACTTGATTGATAACCGCAAAATGATAACTCAGCGCCTCGGGAGTTCCCGGGGTAAAACTTTTGCCACCGCATTTGGAACGAATGGCTTTCACGTTATCAATCCACCGAGTGGCATCCGCAATGGTCAGATAATCATTGATTGTCCAACCAGCTTCCACAGGCACAGTTAAACCGATTGTTCCTGAAAAAATAAGCTTGCTGTCGTCGCCGTAATAAGCGCTTCCATTTGTAATGTTGACGTAGTCGTTTGCGACGACCCACGAGGGCTCGACAGAGGGCGGGTAGAAGTTGTTGGAGGCGGCGAAATAGAGCTGGTATTCGACGCCCTTTTCCAGCGGGAAATCGTCCATGTCCAACACCACGTCGTTGTAGCCGCGGATAATGTCGATGAACTTATCCACTAGGGCGGTCGTGGAGCCGTATTTGCGCAGGACGGTGCGCATCGTACCCGGCACATAGCCCTTGACGCGGAATTCCAGCGAGCGGAGCAGCAGGCCCGCTTTCTTGGCAGTCAGCGGCATAAAGAACTCGTACTTGGCGGGATAAGTGTCCCACGCGGGGATGTCGCCGCTTTCATTTTTCGCAGTAACAACTTGAATGTTTTGCTGTACAATCCTTGCAGAATAAGATGCGCCAACGATTTCAGCAAGTTCGTTGATTCCGTTTTCAATGCGGTTGTAATCGGTGTAGCTGAGCGCACCTTTCATGCCAGAAACCCATTCTTGCTGCTCCTCTTCTGTCCATGTGCCGGTTCTGGCTTTGGCTGTTAGCTCTTTCACACGGTCAATATCTGCCTGTGTGCGGTCTGTAATCCACGTTGCCATGTAATCACCTTTCAAAAAACCAATTTGCCATTGGCATCGATTTGTGTGGTTTCGGGCAGGGTAAACGAAGGATGTGCGCAATAATAGAGCAAATTAGGCCCAAGGGTAGCCGTATGACCCCACAATACTGAAAATCCAGAACTTCCATCGATGACAGTGTCTTCAAGAGTTGTAACCATCCTACTCAGAAAATCTTTACGGTCACTGGAATGGTAGTAAGAGGCATACTCGGCACTATAAAGGAAAGGAGTTCGAGTGAACACACGGCAGCTACCATCAGTGATAGCTGCGTTATCAGCAGCAAGCATGGATTCCAATATGCCCTTGGCCTGCGGGAACGAAGTTCCTTCATTGTATTTATAGTCAGGAGAGTTCTTTGTCCAGCCAAAAACGTCATTGCCTTCGCAATCGCCTCCAAATTCATGCGCAGAAGGCAAAAATACAGCTTTAGACATAGTGCTCACCTTGCTACTTCCAACAGAGAAATCCATAGCAGTAAAGCCGGGAGTGTAATAAAATGTAGTGCTGCCAATCGCTTCTTTTTGTGCCGAAGAGAAGGTATTGAGATACTCGCCATTAAGCCATGTATTTATATCGCTCTGTGCATAAGCAGACCAACTGGAGTCCCAATTCATAAGGGTTGGATAACGCTTACGAATTAAAAGCGTACGTCCTACCCCGTTCAGCTCGCTCTCATAGCCATGCTTGGCAACAATGAACTCCACGACGTTGTTACCCTCGTCCATGAGCACTGTCTTACCCTCCGGAATATTGGAAAGATAATATTCAGTGGTGAGGAACGAACAGCTGGCAGAATTGCCGCCAGCAGAAGCAGTAACGATAGCCGCGCCGGGGGAGTTCCATTTGACCTGACAAGTGGATTTTCCCTCTGCGTTTGTCAGAACGTGAAGGGAGACGATTCCTTCGGGAGAAGCTGCCCAGTTGATTTTAGGAGAGTCAATAGAAGCAGGGGAGAGGGTGGCAGACAAAATAACGGACTCGCCCCAATCGAGCTGTTCGCTGGTATGGTCAAGAGATATAGCCTGAGCATCTGCCATCATGTACCCCTCTACAGTACCTTTGAAACACCCGTTGAAAGTGTACTTTACATTGGTCGCCAGCAAGACAGCATCGTAATTGAACTGATGGTGAATCTTTACCATATCAAGGGCGTCAATAGTAGGGCTTGCCCGATATGTGAGAGAAGCCTTGCGGCGGTTGGAAAGGACTCCATAAGACTCTGTAAGGGCATTCCTGGATTTTGCAAGGATGCCCTTTGTGAGCATAACATTGCTCAGAGTCTGGCTCACGCCTTTGCCCGAAGGATTTTCAGGATAAGCGTAGGTGGCATTTCCTACGGTGGTCACTACGTTGAGCATATTCTGGGCAAAGGTGATTTCCGGCCAAGAATAATTGTTCAGTACTGGAATGTCCAACACGGGGTTGGAGGCATCGGCTCCGTAGACTCTGTTAATTTTTATCACGCCATCACGAGTCTGGTACAAAGCCATTCCAGCAGCGTTTGCCGCAAGCTGCAAAATATCGGAATTGTGATAAGTAGACTCATCGCTTGTAATGTCGGTGGAGTAATCTTTCAGTTCATCCGAAATATCGAAAGTAATTTCATCCGCTTCCAACAGCTCCAAGGCATCGTAGCACATCTCATAGAGCGTGCCGTATTTTCTTCCGGTGTACTTCGTGCTGGATAGATATAGGAAAGCGTCTCGCGCCTGAAAGGACGCCTCAATACTGTTGGCAGGGACGCTCCACTCCGACAGGAAGAACATTCCTCCGCTCACCCATTCAGTCTTTCCATCAACATCCATTCCATAACGAACGGTGACAGGCTGGCGCTCATAGATGTACTTGTAAATCCCTTGAGGGTTTACGGAGTCCCATGTGCGGTCACTGTTGTCTAAACTAAAGGAAATCGACTCCTGAGAAAGCTGCCCGGAGATAGGGTCTCTTGCAGAAGAATGGCTGTAGGACAAGATTTTGGTCTTGTCAAACACCAGATACCTTCCGATTTTCACTTGCTCGACCCTTACTCTTCGGTCGGGGAGACACCACTTCAGCACCTCTAGCTCTACAGCATCAAACCCGGAAAGTTCTACTTCAACGTCAGAACGAATGGATTTGTTTCCGTTCACAGTCACGGTTTTCAGCTTTTTGGCCCCAAGATATGCGCTGACCGAAAAATCTGTAGCGTATTCGTTAAACGCTGTAGACCAGCAAATTGAAACACCGGGAATCGAAGATTTGTTTTCGCTCGGAAGCTCAAGCCGAATAACAGGATGGTTTGAATCGTCAAAAATCTCGGCGCTCAAAAAACCAGTAGTTCCATACGGAGGAGAAGAAGGAACGATGCCACAGCTTCCATCAAGAACAGTGAGATTGGGCTCTCCTGTGGAATACCTCGAAATGGAAGCGTTATCAGAAAGTGCAATATTGTGAAAGGTGGAGAACGGGGCCGCCGATGACGTGACGATGGTAGCTTTTTTATTGATGCCAGGCTCAGTGATTCCGCAGGTAATCTCTACAAAAGATTCCGGAACAAGGGTTTCGTTAAATTTTTCTTTCCACTTATCGGAGACTTCAACCATACGTCATACCTCTACAAGAGAAAGTTTGCACCCTGTCCATCCCATCACGCCACCGGTCTTAGGCCCTCTACGCCACATGCCGCCGGTGCGGTCCGAAACATACATCTGGCGCGTGGTATAACCGGCTGTGGCTTGGTTATAGAATTTAACAGTGCAGTAAAAATTCGTGGTGAAAAGGCTTAAGATGTCGGCCCACTGCCGCGCGGTAAGGTAGTTCCATGACATGGAGACCTTTGCCACATCATGCCGCACGACAGCGCCAACAACTTTACCCTGAACATTTCGTCCAGAGTCCACGATTGTGCTGGTAGTTCCCTCATAAGAGGACGGTTCCGGTAGCTCTACGCCGTTCACCGTAACCAGTGCAGGAATATTGGCCATCTGAACCGTCCTTTCTTAGTAAGAGTAAACTTCGGTACCCATAATGGACATGCCACGTTCTTTCTGCGTTTTTTCAACGGAAGCAGTAAGCTGCTTGCCATCGAGGTACACTTTCACATCTCTGCCATCGGAGATTGCTTCTCCGTACCGCTGCCAGATGTCAAGAAATGCATTGTAGCAGCCGTTGTACACAGCATCTCTCATCTCTTCGGAGTTTCCACTTGCGGCAGAATAGGTGCTGCTATACGAGCCAGACCCATAGGTAGAGTCATAGCTGGATGTGCCAGCATACTGAGAGCTGTCGCTATAGTTAGAACGGCTGATACTGCCAATAATGCCTGCGATAGCAGCGGCAATCGCCACGCCACCGGCAACCATTGCAAAGCCAGTAGGAATGCCAAGCACGGACAACGTGCCACCGATCGCTTCCAGCATGGCGGTAAAAGCGCCGCCAATCGTAGTAATCAAACCAGCTACGCCAGCAAGCATCTTCGGGAACTGGCTCAGTAAGCCACCAGACAAGCCTTTACTGATTGCAAGCGCTGCGGTCGAGAGCGGAGTCTTTGATTTAGTGAACACGCTGGTAATGTTCTCGACCATCTTTGCCGTATTTTGTGTGGCAGCGCCAAAATTCTGAGTCAGTGCGCTCACCAGATTTTTGCCAATGGTAGCGGCTGTATTCAGCAGGGAAGAAGCTTGGCTTTTCAATTCTTTGCTCAGTCTTCCAAGCAAATCGCTTGCAACGGACTTGACGCGTTTACGCTGCTCATCGCCCATAGCGCCCCAGATGGAAGCAGCAATAGTAGTGCCGACTGTTTTCCAGTCGCCACTCTGCGCGGCCTGAATGAAAGTTTGCACTGTGCCGAAGAAGTTGGTTTTGAGGTTGTTATCGAGTTCGGTCCACTTAGAGTCTAGCCCGGAAATGATGCCGTTGACGTAGCTTGTGCCGCAGTCAATGCCATAGTTCGCCACCTCTTCGCCCTTGAGCTTGGTGGCGTCTACGAGTTTATTCATAGCATCGTTGACATAACCGAGAGCGCCGGTGATGCCGTTCGCAAGGCCTTGAACGGCGTAGCTGCCAATTCCTTCAAACCACTTAGAGGGAGAGTGAATATCAAGTTCATCTTGAGCGGTTTTCTTGATTCCATCGGTCAACTGTTTGGTCGCGTCATTTGACACATTGGTGTTCCCCGTGATGCCCTTTGTGATACCATCAATAATGTTTTTGCCGACGCTTAACGGATTAAATTTAGAAACTTTATCAATCAGTTTTCCGAACCACGTTACAGCGTCTTTGATTCCATTGATTACATCAGCAATCAAGAGAACAAATTTTTCCGCAAAGTTTCCATTGGCGGCGATGGCAAGACGGTCTGATTCGTCTACGCCTTTAATAATCCATCCAATGAACACGCCCATGTCGTGGATAACTTGCGCAAGAGACGCGATTGCACCTTCAAGAAAATTTCCATTCATCTGGATGTCGAGCATTTCCGTTTCAGAAACGCCATTTTGAATCCATCCGATAAGAATTGCAAAATCATTGATAAGATTTCCGAGAGCAGTTATGATGTCTGCCACTGTTTCGGCCGCAATCGTGCCGAAATTCACGAAAGCATCATGCCAATCAGATTTTAGCTGAAATGCTTCTGCTTCGCTTTCACTGCCAAGACCACGCACGGCGACGGAGACGGCTTCGAAACCAAGAACTGCAAGGCCAGCAACGGGATGCCCGCTAATAGTCAAACCGATTCCGATAAGCGTCATGACCAAATCGCCCAAATCGAGGTCAAGGTCTTTGACGACTTTTTGAATTGTCTCGAATGCAGTAGAGATTTTTCCCTGCCATTCCTCAGGAATCAAATTCCAAATCGCTTGACCGAGATTAGAAAGAGCTTCTTTTAGCCATTTGATAGACTCGCCAAGTTTCCCATCAGTCAAAGAGATATTCCAGCCTTGCGTAAACCCAAGACCCGCAAGGTAAATTAAATCCTTAATACGGGTCAAACCTCGCCGGAAATTTTCGCTGTTTTGATAAAGCTGAACAAATCGGCCAACGATAAGGGCGACCGTTCCGGCTACTAGAAGCAACTCTGGATTAAAACCACCAACGATTTTGCCGAGCTTGTATGCCCAATCATGAGTGTCTTTTAACGCAGTAAGAAGCGCATTCCCGATAGTCCATGCGGCAAAACCGGCGCCGATAGCAGCAACAATAGGAGCAAGTTTGCGAAGTTTTTCCTTGATTTCATCCACAGCGTTGCCGACATAGTCCTTGAACATATCGTAGCCGGACAGGTCTACATCGCCCAAGATGTTACCAGCAGATGCGCCGCTGCCAGAGCCGGAGCTTCCCTGTGTGGGGTCAATGATGTTCAGTTCATCAAAGCCCATCGTGTAGTCCTTGAGGGCTTTGGCAGCTTTCTTTGTCGAATCGGCCGTGTCATCCATTGCGTCGCCGATGCCACCAACGCTGTCAGTACTCTTGGTGAAATCAGTAAACACGACCTTTACGCCCATCAGCTTTGCCACCCATTCAACGAACTCTCGAATGAGCTGTACGGCGGCAATTAGCGGGGGAAGAATGGATTTCATAGCAGGGTAGAGCAGAGAGCCAACAGACTTCGCCAGCATATCCAACTGCGCTTTCAGAATCTTAATCTGGTTCGCAGGGCTTTGGATGGTCTGTGCAAGGTTGCCCTGCACGTTTGCAGTCTGCTTCATAATGGCAATGTAACGCAGAACCGCCTTATCTGCCTGAGACAGACTAGAAACCTGCTTGTTAAAGCCCAAAGCAAGAAGCTCCTGCTGTAACCGCGCCTGAGACAGGTCAATACCCAAACGGCGGATAGGCTCAATCTCGCCAGAGATTGCGGAGGACATTGCGGTAAAGGTCTCTGCAACGTCCTTGTTCCAATAGGAACTTTCGTCATAGGCAAGCTGAGTCAGGTTCTTGGACAGAACGTATGCTTTGTCGCTGGTCAGACCAAACGAAGTACCCAAGCTCTGAATGGTAGCCATGTAAGTCATCGCTTTGGTCGGGTCAACGTCAAGCAAGCCCTGCATCTTGCTAATGAGCGTATCGGCTTCACCGCTCAAATTGCCCATAGCATTATGGAATAGGTCTGTTGCTTCATAGAAGTCGTTAAACTTCGCAACAGCGTTGCCAAGATACTCAGCGATAGCTTTTAACGAAACCAGCTTTGCCATGTTCCGCATAAAGCCGTTCATCTGATTGGACAGACTGAGATAGCTCTTACGCTGCTTTTCATTGGCTGCGGTCACGCGGTTCGCCTGTGTGACCACCTTACTCAACTGCGGAGGGAGCTTTGCAAAAGCATTGCCCACCTTGTCGAGCTGAGATGCAAGGGGAGTAAGGGCGACGGAAATCTTCTGGCAAGAACTTGCAAAAGAATCGAGGTCGGTGGCTTTCAGCTTATCGGTTAGGTCAGGAACCTTCCCAATCGCATTGAAAGCGCTACCAAGAGCTTTAAGGTTCGATGCGTCCAGAATGGACAGCGGAGCCAAAGCGTTAGTGAGCTGAGTAATGCTTCCAGACATGGAGTAAAAATCCACGCCGTTTAAGCCAGACACAGCCGCAGGAATCTTTTTGATTGCATTCACGACCGTGTTGATGCTCTTTGCGCTTGCGGTCGTGTTGACGTTGGAAAGTCCATTCAGAAAGCTGGTAATTTTGTCCAGCCCAGACATTCCAGCGGATGCCTGTTTCAGCGTTGCAATAGAAGTAGCCAGTTTGTCAAGGCTGTTCACAACCTTTGTGACGTTGCCCTTTGTCCGCAAATTAGAAATGGCGGTAGCGAGCTTGTCGATATTAAGCTCTGCGCCCTGCGATTCCGCAGAAATTTCTACGGATAAGCTCGTAATATCAACATCAGCCATCACTACCACCATCACTTTCCATCATGGAGAACATCATTCTCTTGATTCGCTCCTGCGCCTCAACTGCGCGTTGGTATTCATACTCGTCTTTCTCCTTTTGAGTAAGGGGAATCGGTCTATCCATGTACTTGATGGGTTTAGACCCTTTCTTTCGGAACATATTGCCAACCGTAGAGGAAAGCGCAGATGCCATGTAAAAACCATTTCTCCACGCTTCTGCATTGGCTCTACGTTCCCGTAGTTCCTCTGCGTCACGGTAGACCTTCGCCAGCCAGACATCGCCGTACCAGAACTGGTCGTAGGTCATGCCGATGGAAATGTAATAGGCTTCTACATCGTGGAACAGCTTAGAGAAGGAGAAAGATTCTCCCTCTCCGTCTGATTCTTGAGATTGTGCGGTTACACAATCTCCCACGTTGCGTTTTTTGCGGTCTTGTCCTCAGTGTCGGTTGCCAGCAGGGACTTAGAAGCGTCCATGAACATCTCAAGCAGCGCAGCCATCAGCTCTTCCTTCTCGTCGATGTGGGCAAACATTTCGTCCACGACTTTACGCTTGATGCCACGATTTCGTGCGATAAAAGAACCATAGAACAGGGCGCGGGAGTTGGACAGCAGGTTGGTCATCTGGGTGTACTGGCCAATCTGAAAGCCTGCACGTTCGGTAGCTTCCACGCTGTCACGGGTGAAAGTCAGCTCATAAGTGTTCTTGCCATCGGGGGAATGAAAGTTGATAACCTTTGCAGCCATAATAAATGCTCTCCTTTATAAATAGGGGCAGAACCAAATCCGATGTTCAGTTCTGCCCGGTTTGATTGATTCGATTTTTGCGGTTTAGCCGCCATTGACGGTCAGGGTCTCGCTGAACTCAGGCTTCTTGGTGAAGATGCAGTTGATGGTCATTTCCACAACCTCGTCCACGCCAAAGCCGGACAAGCCGACCTGATGCATGCCCTGCCAAGTGAAACCGGAGCCGTCCTGCATCTTCAGGGCGTAATACTTCACGGTGTTGCTCTCGGAAGTCTCATCGTAGCCAGCTTCCTTGACTTTCTTGTAGTCAGTCTTGTTGTAGTTGGCAGTAAAGGACTTGGTGTCACTCTGGATAATGCCGAAGATGTTGACCTGCATAGGGTCAGACAGAGTGGTGGCATCCAGAAGGTTCGGCTCAGAGATCAGGTCGGGCACATCCTTGATGTCGCACAGCTTCGTCAGAGCGGTTGCGCTGTCGCCACAATACAGGGTGGTATTCAGACCGGAGATAGCAGTACTCATAGAATGTTTACCTCCTTAGTTTCGGTAAATCATTCCGTCCTCTCCGATTGTTGCCCCATAGCTGCAATCAATCCGATAGACGGAATTGTTGTACAGCCCATTCAACGGGGCAAACGATTTGCGATAAAATTTAAGCGGTTCAAGAACAGAATCCACGATTCCAACAATGGAACGTGCTTCTGCAATGCGTCCGGTGCTCTTGTTAGAGTAGACCCGCACACGCAGGGAAACGGCAGCGTACTTGCTGTGACCGGCAGAATCGATGTGTACAGGCAGATTACTGTTTTCTTCTATCTGCACACACGGAAACTTTTTGACGTTGCTGTCATTAATTTCGCCAGTAACGAAGATGCCAGGCACTTGCTTTCGCAGCTCCTTAGCAACGGCCGTGAAGATAGAATTGAAATAATCGATCAACTATTCCAGACCTCCCTCCACGTTGCTTCGACTTGAGAAGCTATTTCTTCAACAGCCCCCCACATAGCCATAGCTGGTTCGTTGCCGTCGGTGTAATTCAACTGGCCTTTGCCATCCACCTGTTTGACAGGTGTGCCAGCATTGCCAGATTCGCCGTAGTAGTACCACCTGCGGTTTGCGCCTTGCCCTTTGCCGTAAGAGCCATGCGCACCAACACCGGGCGGCAACTCACCGCCATATCCGTTGTGATGTGCGCCAGTGCCAAACTCGATGAACGCAACTGCCTTTCCGTGCGCTACGATTGCAAAGCCATTTGGCGTTTGTACAGGGTCATGCTCAACTGTTACGTCATTGTCGCCAGCATACTGTGCGTTAGCAAACCGCACAGTCGCAACGTCAATGCCTTTTTGTGCTAGCGCCTTTGCAAACTCTTGCGCCTTTTTGTTCAGGGTGGTTTTGTACTCCTGTATCTGACGTTCCGCATCACGAAGTCCGGCATCGCTCAACCTCACTTTAATTTTCACTTGCAGCCACCTCTTTCAGCGCATACAACGTGTCTGTGATATGCTCTGCAACCTTGACCACAGTGTAATTGAAGGGCTTTGAAACGTCCGTCTGAAACCAGACGTGCGTGCCTTCATAAAGCGGTGTGTTGCGCTTTTTGCTGGATGAACTGACAACGTAGCTGTAATCCGTGAACGCTCCAAAAGGGTTTGCTTCCGCAGAACCAGTAGGAGGGCTGACGTTCAGCATTAACTTTGCGGGTTCACTCCACGATTCGTATACAGATTCGCCAGTCTCGTTTCCCCATTCATCCACGACAGGCGTTTTTTCGCCAACCGGGTTCGAGTACCACAGCGGGCGTTTGTCCAGCGGGCTTCCATTGAACATCAGCCGATAACACCTACTCTCGGAACCACTTCGTTCAGCAGGGACTGCGCCACATCAGAGCTTTCCCACACACGAGTAATGCCGTTGTTGGTATAGCTCGTCTGTCCGTTTGCGCCGATGTGGTTATACAGTTCCGCTGCAATGCGTATCTGCAACGACTGATACTGCGAGGGCAACTCGTCCGGTCTGTTGCCGAAGGGGTAGCCCTGTGCAAATATCTTGTCTTTGGCGAAATCAAGCAGCAGGTCGAAGAGTGGGTAGTCCTTGTCCGTAATTTCACGGTCAAGTGCGGGGGCAATGTATTGCCCCAGTTTGACTGCCGCTTCGGAATACTGGTCTCCCATGCTACTTTCCTCCTTTCGCCTTAGTAAGCCTTGATGCAGTACACAGCGTCCATGCGCTCAAAGGACGGCAGGACGATTTCAGAAGCGTAGACGTTAGCGTTGACCGGGTGAACGGTCAGCTCAGTGGTGATGGCAACGCCGGTGTTCACGATGGACACGGATGCACCAGACTGACCAGACAGTAGGTCTGCTTCCTCAGGGGTGGTGCCGTACCAAGTGCTGCCCAGAGCGCCAGAAGGAGCAACCACGACCATGCCATCGGGCAGATACTTCTCGCTTGCACTGTACTGGTCTGCCTTAAACATCTTGTCGTACAGATGGATGGTCAGACCGGTTGCAGATTCGACAATCTGCCGTGCTTCAGCGTCCAGCAGAACGGCGTTTGCCTTTGCGGTGACGGTCATAAACCGATTCTTCACCTCGTCCGCAGCAATCATGTTGCGGAAAGTAGCGGTGTTCATGTACACCTCAGTCACGACCTCGCCCACGCTTGCCAAAACAGCGTCCTTTGCGGCGTTCAGGTCAGCAATGGGGGTAGCGGTGGTGACGTTCCACTTGGACTTTGCGGCAGAGACTTCCTTGTAGTTGGTGGACTTCCAAGTGCCGTCCGGGTCGTAGTTGTAGGTGTAGTTCACGCCGTTTGCCTTGATGGTGATGCCAGGAACGCCATTGGTGGGAGCCAGCAGCTGCCAAATCATGCGCTCAGGAACGATACGCGCACCAGTGATAAGCTGTGCGGTGTCATCGTACAGGCGGTTCATCACGTCACGGGCATAGGGGTCGTTGCTGTCCAGAACACGCAGGATTTCCTGACGGTCTTTCTCGCCCAGATGGTAGCCCTCACGGAAGAACGGCATCTCAGTCTCATCGAACTTGAAGCCCTCACGAGTGCGGAACGTAGCCTTTGCGTCAAATGCGCTGGGCATCAGGGATACGCCAACGCCCTTGTGGCCACGCAGCCACTTCAGGTCGAGACCAGCCTTCTTCTTTGCAGGGAACAGTGCGTCAGATGCAAAGGGCATCGCATTGGTGGGGTCATTCGTCCAATAGGCGGCAATCGCAGCCGGGGCAAAGACTTCCTTAAGATTCAGTGCCATGTTGTTTTACCTCCTATTAAGCGTTCACGCTGATGTTGTCACGGCAGAAGATGCCGGGAATGGCAGTCTTAAGCGCAGCGATCGCATCAGAATCATAGGTAAAGCCGGAGCTTGCAGCGGCCTTCTTGGTGTCGATAACGCCACGAATCAGCAGGGAAGCGTTGGGATTCTCTGCCGGGTCAACGTCATACAGAAGAATGCCGTCTGCGGTGGCAGAAGTTGCTTTCTTGCCAGTTTTGGTCATGGGATAGCCAGCCTTAACCGCATCAGCTTCGGTCACGGTAAAGGGAATGGCAGTGTAGTCATTGGAAGCAAGGATGGTATCGTTGATTCCGTTGACCGTGTTTCGGGTAAACTTCATGTTTTCCTCCTTGTTAATGGAAAGCACTCATTGCGTCACTCGATGCCTTAGAAGCATTTGCGTTCTGCTGTGCAAGGCTCTTGGCAAACGCCACGCCCTCACTGTCAGAGCCGCCCTTGCCATCCGCACCAGGAGGTGTGGGCATATCCTTCAGCAGAGAAGCCTTGTAAGCGGTGTCGTGGGCAGTCATAAATTCCGACTGGAACTTAAATACCTTGTCCATGTCACCGTCAGCCAGTGCAGACGCAGCCTTGTTGGCAAGTTCAGCGTCATAACCCTGTGCAACGAACTTCTCACGGTAAGATGCAAGGGTCTTTTCCTTGACGAGGTTCTCCTTGTCGGCAGTCAGGGCTTCAATCTGCTTCTGCATTTCCGCCAGCTTGTCAGCCTGTTCCTGTGCGGCGTTCTCGTCATCGGTGCGCTTTGCCTTGAGCTGCTTCTTGTACTCAGCAGCTTCGCTGTTGGCTTTCGTCACGGCGTTGCGCAGCTTCTCAACCTCTGCGCTAGGGTCTGCAACCTTTTCAAGCGCAGAAATGATTTCATCTGCGGTCATGCCCTCTTTGTAGGCATCACCAAGCAACACATTGAGTTTCATATCGTTAATTTCCTCCTGCGTTTTTTTACCGTTGCTTCCCTGCAACGCTGCGAAATTTGTATCCCGGCTTCCCTGCCGGAATATGCAAAGGGTTATTCGCCCTCTGTTTCTTTATTGGTGCTTTCAGACTGTTCGTCAGATGTTTTATTGGCATCAACAACTTGTTTAGGCTGTCGCTCCTGCGGTTTCGGAGCTTTCCCATCCTTGCCTAGCTTGCCAGCGGCAATCAGGAAGGGCTTGCTCATTTCGTAAGCAGCCTGCGGGTCGGGGAACAGACCGGGCGTTGTGAACGCCAACTGCGGGTCAATGGGCTGACCGAGCATCTGCGCAAAAATCTGAACTTTGCTCTGCTGATTGTCATACTGACGGCGGGGCAGTTTGATGTTGATGTCACTTGCCATCAGCTTAGAACCAGCCGTATCACGCAGGATTTTCAGCATCACAGACAAGCTTTGGCGTTCCGAGAACTTGAACATATTCTCGTACTGCTGCGCCCTCGCTTCGGTGTGATTCCAGCCGTTTCGGACGATAACTGCGCCCACGTTGTCGGACGTTGCGTTCTCGCTGCCAGTGGCACTAGGCATAGCAGTCAGACTGCGGTACACGTTCAGCATGGAATCAATCAAAATCTGCGTTTGCTGTTGGTTCAGCTCGTTTGCAAGCTGTTTTACATCGGCGGCAAGTCCGGAAGTAGACTTAATTGACATTGCGCCCATAGCCTTAACAGCTTCCAACGCTTCTTTATCAACAAGACAGTTAATAAAGACCATGATGGATTGGATGAACTGTTCTACGCCATCAAGACGATTGCTCTCCAGTAGGTTGATGGCATCCAGAACAGGAATAGCCGGTTCAAACAGACCCATGCGCTCCGGGTTGAGCTTGTATTCGACCATCGGAAGCATCCCCAGAGAATGGCTTTCAGATTTTGTGATCTTGCCGTTGTCGATTTCAAAGTACTGGTTTGGCGTGTACACGCAAATCAGGTCGTTCAGGTCATTCTGATAATTGCGCGGGATATGCAGCACGTTGGCAATCGGCTTGTGACCGATGCCGGAGTTGTAAATCACATACGCCATGTCAGGGTCTGGAACGTCCACCAGCAGGGGTGTTTCGTCCGGGTAGTTGCCGCCATACCCCTTGTCAGGAAGAACGATGCGGTATCCCTGTCCACACTCCAACATCCACTGCCAGAGCCGCCGATCAAGCGCGTCCTTGCCCTCATACTGCAAGGCATTAGACAGCCGAGCGATTTCCTCGCCGTCACCCGTTGCCGTTTCAGACCGCACATAAGAGCACGGTGTGCCACTCATATATCCTGTGTAGAAGCCCACGCACTCGTTGGCGTGGTTCTCTACAATGCGGTTGGTGATTTCAGCGTGGTATTCCTTCGTGCGATGGAGGACAGGCTGGCTACCCAAGTAGTAGTTGTGCAGAAAGCGAATCTCATTCTTGTTCAGCAGATGAATAGGCTCTGCCTTGCCCGTGACCACTTTCAGCACGTTTGTCTGATTGATTTCCGTCTCCGGCGTTTCAATTGGTCTACGTCCAGTCAGCGGATCATTCAAAAAGCCGTCAACAACCATCTGATACTTAGCCATGTGTTCCTCCTTTCCGGCAAAATAAAAAGCGCAGCAAGACAAACCTGTTAAGGTCTATCTCACTGCGCTTACAACTGCGCTTCAAAAGCTATTCAGTTCTTAAACTTTGGTACGGAAACCCATGTTTCTTTCGGAAGGTTGGAATCTCCAATTGTAATCCAATGGCAAAGAGGGCACAGAAGGGAGAACTTGCCTTCTACTTCGCCAAGATAACGTCCGCAATCACACGGATTGCCGTTTGCGTCTTTTTTAGGACGCTTGCATCTGACTTTTGCTACCATCTGTGCTCCTTTCGTTGAATTTCTGGGAACAGGCTGTTGAGCACAGACCTGTCAGAAGCTACTGGGAAACTGTTCGCACTTCCAGCCGTGCTATTCTTCGCCCGAAAAAAACCATTGCAGCCTTTACATTCAGTTGTCGGACAGACGTAAACGGGTCAGCTGCAATTTTGGTGCTGCCAGTTGGATTTGAACCAACGCCCACACCGCATTAACTTCTGCGCTGGCTAAACGCAGAGCCATGGGTGGTGTGTATCGCCAATGTTACCTTGCATGTATCAGATGCAAAGCGCTCTAGCCCACTAAGCTATGGCAGCATATCGTAATGTGTCCACAATGGGCACCCCGCCAAGTGGATGTGATGTCTTGTTAGTCATGCGCCGCCCCCTCACAGGGTACGCAGCTGGCATTCCCGGCAGGGACCGAGCCTGCAGCCTCTGGTTTTGGAGACCAGTGCTCTACCAATTGAGCTACGGGAACATATCATGCCGCGTGCAGGAATCGAACCTGCAACGATCCGGTTATGAGCCGGATGCTCTAGCCTGACCGAGCTAATGCAACATAGAAACCCGGCTTGATTGGTTAACCGCTGTTCTTTGCAATGTCATGCCTAAACATCGCATCGAGAGCCGGGAATAGCGGTGGAGGTTTTGGAGAATAAGTCCATGCAAAGCTAGGTAGTTGGTTGTGCTGCGTAACGGAATCGAACCGTTGCTTGCCAGCCGTGGGGGAGACAGGCTGGCATTCCCCTTACAATTGGAAACGCAACATATAAAGCCCGGTGAAGGCGAAAGAGTGAGAAAACCTCCACCGGTGAAAGGAGGAATATGCTTGTTGACACGCACGCGAGTAAAATGACAAAACCCCGCGTGAAAGCTATTCCTTTAAGGGAAGCTGCAAAACTTCCTGCGTACATTATAAGCCTTGTCAAGTGGTGAAATCAAATAAATAGACCCAGCGAACACAATATATTGTGTTTTTAATCAAAACGGCCTCTTGACAGGCTCAATTTTACTGATTCCGTTGTACAATTCATCGGCAAGCTGTGCCAGACTATCCGGTGCATCATCGTGCGGAACTTTGCCAAGCTGCGTGAACATTGTCACCTGCTCCATGAACGCCTTGTACTCTTTCGACTGATGCTTCTCGTCAAGGAAATAGAACCGTTTGATGTCCGGCGCATACTGGATGATTCTGGACAGCTTGCTTTGACCACTGGGCGCACGCTGGCTGCGAACGGAGCAGTGATAACCCTGCTGCCGGAGCTGGCTGTCTACAACGTCACAGTATTCATCGCCGCCGTTGTCGGCTTCTCCGCGCACCACATTGATTTTGTGCTGGATGATTTTGCCCACGGCTTCCGGTCTGGTCACGGTCTTGTCGCCGTTATTGAACACAAGGTCAGGGATGAACACAGCATCGCCGTACACATAAGCGATAGGACAGGCGGTGAAGTCACCGCCACCCCATGCAATATCCATGACCATAAGCTTCCGATCGGGCTCACCATCAGGCAGAACGCCGTTAAAGTATCGCAGCTCATCAGCAGGGAACAGCAGACCTTCACGCACATAGGGCTTGCCCATGTACTTTGCCCACCATGTTGCATCATCAATGCTGGCTTTCATATCGGCATAGTAGGCATCGTCAAATCCCACGCCGTAGTCATAATTGAAATTGCTGTGTCCGTTCTCGTCCACAGCCGGAATCACCCGGAATCTGTACTTTGGATTGTCTGCGTACTGGTTTTGGATGCGCCCTAGAGGGTCAAGCACGTTCCAGCGTGTGCCGACCATCAGCTCCAATGCGCCTTGCTTTTTACGGTCTTTTAGCTGGTTCAGATAGGCATCGTACTTGTTGTTCAGACGTTCAACGTTCAGGCTTTCCTCCAAATCCTCGATCAAGTCATCACTGTACAGAACGCCACCTTCGCCAATTTCAACAGCACCAGTCAACGTGCCGCCAATGGAGCGGCACGTTAGGGTTGGAAAACGCTTTTTGCGGTTTAGGTCAACGCTTTCGTCTTTTGCGCTCTTATCTACAAGCTGAACGTCCGGGAAGATTTTGCCCCAGTTATAGGTAACGGGGTCAGTGATGATAGACAGCACTTCGCCGTAGAAGCCGTTAGTCAGCTTGTCAGAATGTCCGCTCATAACCGATGCAACATCAGGACGGTTGCCCATAAGCCATGTGATGAAGAAAATGCACAGCGTACTGTTATGAGTGGGAATCAGCTGCTTACCAGCGCAGTACACGCCACCCTCAACCTGAATGCAGTTGCCTTGCTTCGGCTCGATGTGTTCAAACCCGCAAAACGCCACACGGCGAGGTTTGGAGAACTCCTTTAGCCGCTTGCGAGGAACAACGCAGGGAATAGGGCAGGTAGGATTAAAAGAGATAGAATAGACTGTCAGATTGCCTTTAATGCCACTAGACGATATACGAGGTGGATATTCAACCACGCTGCATCTCCATCCAAAGGTAGAAACCAGCGTGACAAAATCATCTCTCATTTGCGGCTCTGTGGTAGAAAAAGCGTACCGATGCTCTTTTGCCCGTAACGTACCGTCTGTATCGAGCAGGCCAGCAAGCAATTCCATGCGCTGTGCAATGCTGGCTGTAAAGTATTCTTCTGGAATATGCTTCACGCAGCGGCGGTGACTATGGCACATATCGCCTTTTTGAAGTGCTTGTCGCAAACCAGAGAATCCGTAGTATTCAACACCAGTGTCCTTGTGAACCGTATGCCAACTAACCGGGTATCCATCGTTAATGACGCGCTCAACAATTACCCGATCACAAGGCGGCTCGCAAATATCCGGGTGTTGGTTGCGGCCATCGCCAAGCCATGCGCCCAATGTGTACGGCTCAACAGGCAGTTTCTTATATTCTCCCTCAACAAAATTTTTGAACGGAACCTGATAACAGAATCTTATGCCATCTTTTGTATCGGTAACATAATCCTCCATCATCCGCTTTGTTTCGACCACATCAAATCCGTTCTTATGGCGGTTAAAGACCGGCCACTCGTGGTTTTCGTGGCAGTCAATGTATGTGCCGTCAGAGAAATGGCAACGCACATCAAGCTGGCACTTAGGAGATACAGCCAGCACCTTTACAAACTGGCCTTTCGGGCTGATGACTTCATCGCCAACTTGCAAATCGCCGTGATTCTTCCACCCGCTTCTTGTTAAAATCGGCGTATCATCACTCAAAGCCTTGCCAACGCGAGCCGGAAGACTGACCCCCAAGAAATCTATCCGCTTATAGAACAAGTCCTCTAGGTCATCTGCCAGCACTTTCAGCACTCTGCGTCTGGGCTGATAGAACTTCTTCTCCGGCGCACGATTCCATTCAAGGTAAATGCAATAGCTGTCGAACACATCCTTTGCTTCAAACAGGTACGTCCGGCTGATAATGTCATAGACCTTCGCCACGTCCTCGCCTGTTTTCATCTTGGCCATCATGGCTGCACAGACAGAGCGCAGCTCACCAGAGTATTTGTAGGCATCGAACCGCTTGTCTTGCGGCAGAGCATCCCTTAGGTTCACGACCGCCTGAAACCAGTCCTCATAAACCTGTGCTTCTGTCGGATTCTGCTTTGCATACGCTTTGATGCTGTCGATGATGGCAATGCACTGTTTTGGCTGCATAAAAAATAGGCACCCCCTACCTGAAAATGTAAAGAGTGCCTACAACTGCACAAAAATCAAATATTCGGTTTTATTCTAGGTTGCGAACAATGTCACTTCAAGGCTTTCGCACGATTTGCGTCATAATCCGTAAACATAGCCGCTGCAATCTTCATGGCTTCTTCTATTGTGGGAGCCTTGATAAACGCCCTGCATCCAAACAAAACTTCACTTGCATTTGTTTTGCTATCTTCTGGAATAACGTAGATTTTTCCGTTTTCGCGTTTGGCAAGCCATGTAGGAGTACTCCTGTATGCTTCTTCTTTCGCCTTGCGTTCAGCTTCCATTTTTTCACGGACTTCCTTGAAAACAACATCAGCTTTCCGCTCTGCATCCTGCTTAGACCACGCATCGACATAAGCAAATCCTTGACCAATGATAACATTTTTCTCAACGTTATCTAAATGCGATTCACAGCAATCTGCGCCACCATAGGCATAAACCGTATAAGTGAGTGGTTTTGCCGTCACCTCTTCGTTATCCTCGTATTCTTCAACATCGGCATCGTACATCTCTGCGATTTTCTCCGCACGTCTACGGCTCTTGGTCAGAGTAATGATGTGATATTCATCCTCTGCACCACTCGTTACTGCGTAAAGTTTTCTAGCCATACTTTCACCTGTTCTGTTCGGCAATCCGATACCATGTCTGGCGGGTCACGCCGAGCTGTTTGGCAGCGTCCGTGACCGTGAGAATGCGCTTCTCCACCTGTTCATGGAGAACGTCAAAGAGGCTGCGGTCATACTCCGTAGGCTTGCGACCTTCCTTGTAATCGGGGCGTTGACTGGCAATCTTCTTGCCCTCTCTGGTGCGTTCAACAATCATGTCACGCTCAAACTCTGCAAAGGCAAGCATCACCGTGCGAATCAGTTTGCCGGTAGGCGTGTTATTCATCACGCCCATGTTCAGAATGTTCACGGACACGTCTTTTGCAAGCAAGCTGTCAATAATTTCAATACCGCCCTTCACGGAACGAGCAATACGGTCAAGCTTCGTCACGATCAGCGTGTCTCCCGGATGAATTTCATCCATCAGCTTATCCAGTTCAGGACGATGCAGCTTCGTACCGGTGTACACGTCCGAAAAGATTTTCTGTGCGCCGTTGGCTTTCAAAAGTTCAGACTGAGCTTCAAGGCTGTTGCCGTCAATCGCCTGCCCAGCGGAACTGACACGAGCATACCCGTAGATCATTCAGAATCACCGCCCTTGGATTTTTTTTCAACGACCGTTCCTGTGACAAGATACTGGTTCTGCTTTAAACTACCTACGTCAGGCTCAACAACAATTCTATATTTCATGGCGCTCATAATTTTGAAAAAGCTAGAGAGGTTCAAGCTGTCATTTTTAAGACACTGATACATATTCTGCTTTGAGCCAAATCCTGCGCTTTCAGCAAGGCAGACCATTGTAACGCCCTGCTTTTCCATAACCTCACGAACAATTTCCGTTCCGTTTGTCAAGGCTTTTGTCATCTTTTTTTTCTCACTCATTTTCAAAACCTCTCTTTCGTTTTCTATTGTAAACAATTTTATTTACTTTGTCAAGAGGAAAATAAAACTTTACTCTCAATAGGGCAGAAAAAGCATAAGAATGGTTTCGTTAATTTACAAATAGTATAATATTATAAAATACATCGAACTATCATGGTTCTCGCCACTAAATCAATGAACGGTTCAGTTTACAAACAACTATCAAAAAACACAAGAATGTGTTAAAAAATCAGATATTTCTGATACGATTATACAAATTGGGCTGTTGACAACTATATACCAAGCGTCTATAATCTAAGACAGCAGAACACATGATGAATCGACCAACAACAGTGGATTTATCCTTTGTGGCATAAAAAATAGGTCGTCAGCTCCACCAACCAAAGTAGTACTGACGACCTATTCCACCACAAAACAGAAGCTGCGCAACCAAGGGCGCAGTCTCGGTTTCTGTCAATTATTATAGCAGAAGCAGACCGCTTCTGCAATAGAAAGGAGCAAAAAACATGAACTTTCCCACGACAACCGAAGAATTTCTGAAAACCCTCGCACACGGAAAAGAGCCGACCAGAGAGGACAGGGAGTACGCAGAAGCGCTGGGCAAGCTGTCCGAACTGAACTACCGGGCAGGGTACGAAGCAGGAGCAAATAAAAATAAGGGCTGAGTTTTGTGCAAATATACAAACTTTTAGATTTTGTACAGATACCAGTACTACATTAAGCGTTTGCGTAATTGACAAACCACAACATATTGCATATACTGGTTGCACCCACATGAAGGGAGGTGAGTTTATGTACAGTCCTTATCTCGAACGGCACAATCACACGTTCACTGTTGCACTGACCGAACGGCAGTTCCAGTGGCTGAAAGCCTATTGTACCGAACACAAGGTTGCACAGGCCGCAGCCATCCGTGACACATTCTTTGAAGTGCATCCAATCCCAGAGACCGATGAAAACGAAAAATGATACGTCCGCTGAAGTTTGGCGACAGAAGCGAACGTATCATAACACATCCAGAGAGCATAGACCCTCTTTGGGTTATTATACCAGAGATGGCCTGCTCTCGCAAGATAGAAAGGCTAAATTTCTATGAATAATAATCTTGAAACCATCCGAATCTTCTCCGAAGATGTTATCCCTGTGTACGACACCGACACTGGCGAAAAGGTTGTGTTAGGTCGGGAGCTGCACGAGAGGCTCAAAATCAAGACCGCATACAAAGACTGGATTAAGCGCATGATTGACATTGGTTTTGTCGAAGGAACGGACTTTTCAGTTTTGCTCAAAAATGAGCAAAACCCTCTTGGTGGCCGTCCTAGCACAGACCATGTTCTTAGCCTTGACATGGCAAAGCACATTGCGATGATTCAGCGGACGCCGCAGGGCATGGAGATTCGCCAGAAGCTGATTGACCTTGAGAAGAACGTGGCCGTCAACCAGTTCGCAGGGGCATCCAAAGAACTGCAAGCAATCTTCGTTCTGGACAACCGTTCCATGCAGCACGAAAAGCGCATCTCTGCTCTTGAAACCAACATGACAGTGGACTATGAGCAGCAGCGTGCGCTTCGCCGTGCGGTAAACCGTGTCGTGGTTGAAGCACTTGGCGGCAAGACCTCTCCTGCATACCTTGACAAGTCCACCCGGTGCAAGGTTTACAGTGAATGCAACAAGGATGCACAGGACTGGTTCCATGTGAACAGCATCAGCAACGTTCCTCGCAAGGATTTTGACAACGCCATCGCCTATATCGAACGGTGGCGGCCTTGTGCAAACACCGTAATGATGATTCAGAACGTCAATAGCCAGACCCAGATGGCAGTTTGAAAGGAGAACAGCTATGCTTACCGCAGATAAGATTCAGGATATGGGGAAATACCTCAACTACGCTTTCGAGACCATGCTGAAGCTCTGGCGCACCGTTGACTACGGCGAGTGCGTCCACGAGCCTGTTATCGCTTGTGACGGAAAGGTTGTCGATAGCGGCCAGCTTTCCTTTGAAGCGAACGAAAACGGCGAGATCGAGCCGGTTCTGCTCCGTGACAGCAAGTGCATCATGCACGATGTGAAGTATTGGATGCCCTTGCCCAATGTTGAGTACTATCCATATCACGGTGAAATCGTGAAGTAAACAGCCAATAAGAAAAGCCAGTGGTTAGAGAACATCTAGCCGCTGGCTTTTTGTGTTATGCGTTAATCTTGAATGGCAACCACTTCATAAGAGCTATAACCAGTAAATCCGCTCAATGGATGCAGTTCAAACGATGCTGTCTGTCCAGAAGCGAGGCTGTCCATAATGTAAGTATACTCACCGCCGACAGGGACTTCGTTGCCTTCGGTGTCTTTCATCTTGTAAAGGACAATGACCTTGACGGCATTGCTTGTGAACTGGCTGTTGTTCGTAACCTGTCCAGTGAATCGCAAATCATAGCCGGAGCCACGTTTTGAAACATTTGTAACGGCAAGTTCGCCAGCACGAACAATCTGATTTGCAGGGCTTGCTTCGTGCACGTTCCAATTCTCTGCGCTTGTCGTATACTCAATTCTTGTCGGCTTAACACCATCGGAATCAAAAGCGATATAATCGCCATACCAATAAGAATCACCCTCGCCAACCCAGTCCAGCGTTTCAGAATCGGTCTTTAAGACGGAGCCATCTTCGCCGTATACCGTGACATTCAGCGAAACAAAATCAACTGCCCAATCGGTGTTGGGATTTTCAACCAATACAGCGTAGAACACATAGTATCTCGTTTTGCCGTATTCATACTTGGTTTCAAGGTGACTATGGGATTCCTTAATGTTTATCGGCTGCACTTGCGTCGCGTTAGTTTCTTCCAGCTCAACGGGAGCAGACCATTCATTGGGTTTCGTCGTTGCCATTGCGCTAATAGGCATAGCAAGCATCATAGCCGCCGCCAGAGCTGCCGCAATGATTCTCTTTCTCATTTTGATTCTTCCTTTCTTTGGTATGTTGCCTTTAGCTGATTATACCACATCTAAGACCTCGAAAGGGGTCTTTTTGTATTTTTTGGAATTTTTGGAGACTTGCACAATCAGATGGGTTTTGTTTTGTGAATGTGGGGTGGGTAGTTTGCGACACGACCCATGAAAAGCGCCTTTTTTGAATTTTTTCTACGCGAGGTGTCGACCACCCCACCCCCGGCTCTCCCTGTATACCCCACCGGTGGAGACCCCAGCCCCAGCGCACCCTGACAGGCTGCACACCACAGGCAGCAGGGCAGGCCATGCAAGGCACAACACACACGCCCGGACGCTGGACACGCTGCACCGGTCTGCACTCAATACCAGACCGCCCACGCCGGGCAGATCTGGACGGCGGCGGTGTGTTGAAAGTGGTGGAGTGCGTCCGAAACTGTGCAGATTTGGACACGCTCAAACGGTAAATAAAAATGTTTATTTTTTTACATCAAACCCCTTGACAAAGTAAATAAAATTGTTTACAATATAGACAGTAAACAAACTTATTTACACCACCACAAAACAGGAGGACAAAAAACCATGAAATTGGAATTTAGGACGAAAACCACCGTATACGGCACCGGACACTATCTGTGTATTGACACTGACGCAAAGATCTTTTCCCGCGTCCCTGACGGCTGGGTATCTAAGGACGTCCCTACCGTCTCCAAGCGGGACATGGACACGATCAAGGCGCAGGCCATTGCAGACGGATACACGGAGGTGTAAACCATGACAAGGAAGGACAGAGTGCAGATTGTCGAAAACGCAATCAACGAGTATCTGGCAGCCAAGCGCAGCGGAAACGCTGACACAATCAAAACCGCCGTTAATGGCATGGAAAACGTTTATATTATGATGTGTAACGATTGTGTCCCCGGCGTTGAAACGCTCCGGGAGCTGATTTTGGAGGTACAATAAAATGACTAGATCGGACGAATTAAACGCAGAGATCAGAAATCAGGCCGTGCGTCTGTATCCAAAGTGTGCCGGGCTGTTTGAACTGCCGTTGATGGTATACACTCAGATTGTAGCGGACAACTTGACCCGCTCCAAGCCGTACCGCTTGAGCGTTGAACGGTGCAAAAAAATTATTTTGGCTATGCCGGAATTTGACTAAAAAGGGGTGCAAACGATGATTACTCTTGACTTTTCCCAGTGGGCCGCCCTCTGGTACGTGGGCGGCATGGTCAGCGGGGCGCTGGTTGTGATTGCGTTTCTCAACAGCTAATAAGGAGGGGGCAGAAAATGACAATTGATATTTACAGGCCGGAACTTGTTGCAGAGTATCGTGGCAACGTTAAAGCTGCTATTAACGCCGGTGCTTATAGTATATGGAACGCGGAACGCATTACAGGCGCTTTTAATTTTGGGCACGGTACACAGGCCGATTTTGAGCGACACAAAAAAGCAAATTCCGCCTTGCATCTTTTTATGGAGGTATAAAAAATGACGTTGTTTGAAGAAAAGGTGAACGAATACCGCGAAAACAAGCGGCTTTTGGAAGAGCTGGAAGCAATGAACGATGCTTTGAAAGCTGAAATTATTAGCATGATGCACGGCGCACCGGAAATGGTGCAGGGCACTGCAAAGGTCATTTACAAGGATGTGCAAAGCGTCCGGTTAGATAGCAAGCTTTTGCAGGCAGCGCACCCGGATATTTACGCCGAGTGTAGCAAGCGCACCACATACAAGCGTTTTAGCGTGGTATAAAGGGGGTGCAAGCTATGATTTTATCAACAATCTTGTTCTTTTTTTGGTTTTTCCAGGCGCTGTTTAAGGCGTCAAAGTAACGTCAATCGGACACTTTAGCGGGGCTGCACCGTAAAGCAACCCCGCCCCAGCCCAAAAGGGCAAAAATATTTTTGCAAGTCCACCTAATGGGGCTTGCAGTGTGATATAATCTAATCACAGTTAAGGCCGTGTAACGGCAGGAGGTATATTATGGATAGCACTATTAACAACATCAAGTCATCCATCAACAGACAGTTGGATTTGCACAGCCAGCGCGTATATAAAGCGCTGCAAGACAAGAGCAAGCACGCAGACGGCTCATATATGTATCAATATGAGCAACACATTATGGACGGCTTGCAAATTGCGCTCAATATAATTGATATGTATACAGAGCAATAATACAACACTTCCACCCCGCCCACAATGGCGGGGCTTTTCTTTTGCCTTGCATCCGACACGGTGCAGGGCTTTTATTTTGCCCTACTGCAATACAACCCCATACAAACATTTACAGTGGCCTTTGTGCCGTCAATGCAATTATACCGCCTCAACAGCAAAACCGTTTACAGGACTTTACAGGGGTTTTTCCGTCGATTTGCCCTATTTCAGCGCACACAATACAGCAGCCACACAAGCCGCCTATATACCGCCTGCACCACGTTGGAGGGCATACCGTCAAGCGCAGCACCTCCACCGATGCCCAGATACCACCGCCACGCCGGACGCTGTACAGGTCAACACAGCCGCCCTATTATAATAAGGTATATAAGGGCGCAACGGTGCGGCATATCGCAAACCATGCCAGCCCGGCGGGGCAGCCCAGCAGCAGGGGCGCGGCTGGCGGAGCGGAACCATTGGCGGCTACCGCCGTATCCCTTTTCGGGCTTTCGCCCGATAGCCAATAGAGGTCAGCAATAGTCGCAGCGTTCCGGCTGAAATAGTCGTAGTTTCTCCAATAAAATAGTCGTGGAATAGTCGTAAAGTCGTCAGACAACCAGCGTTTGAAAGTCCTATATATAGTATAGTAACGGCTGCTCGCTGATAGTCGCAGAGCAATAGTCGTAGCATTTTCTTGCGAACCATCGTCAAATAGTTGTGTATTTTTTGCGTAAAATAGTCGTTCGCCTTTTAGAAAAAGAGAGGTGCGATAGTCGCTAAGTCATCCGACCGCATAAAATTCATAATTCATTACATATATTCACTCATTTATTCACTCGCTAGTCATACCAAATTCGTATACCAACCGTACTTATTATAATATACGCTTATATATCCTAGTAACTATCTAGGGATTATTCTGCTAAAATAGTCGTATCATCAAATTCGGTCTGTTCGTACTCGATTTAATTCCTAGCAACGCACTATGGTATTACGTTCAATCCATAGCATTCTACTAGGAATAGTCAATGCAACATTTGTACATATTCAACCGTCCGCAAAATGGAGTCAATTCTCCATGTGAAATAGCCGTAGAGGGTGGCAGGTCAGATGGACGGTCTGCCTCTATTCAGCCGATAGAACCTGACGGAAGATGTTGGTCACAGTCTGACCTGATGGCTAACGGTGTAGCTTTTGGAGATAGAGGGTTGTAGGGAGAAAGAACCTTTGCAAAGCATCTGGTTGTTGTTTCCGGTTGTCGCTCCATTTTGGCGTGGGGGCCTCAAACAATTTATTTGTTTGAGGGGGGAGTTAGGGGGATTATAGGGGGTAATAGGGGTTGTAGGGGAAAGAGAGGGAAGAAAGGGGGGAAGATTGGCTGTTTTTGCGCTGCACCACCACATGGCACTGATAGTCGCAGCCGTTTCGTCTCATGTGGTTCGCTTTCGTCTCAATCTGCCCTGTGACTAGACGAATCTTTCTCAAATCCAGACCTTGCCGTTTTCCCCTGATAAATAACAAGAGAAAAAAGCACGGAATAGTCGCAGAGGGTAGTTTTACTACCTGACACCATTCCATGCTTTCTGATACAGTAGTTTTGTAGTCGTACGAGCTAAGATTAGATATTCTTGGCTTCTCTCGCCTTACGCAGACGCTCTGCCAGTGCTTCACGCTGCTCTTCGCTAATCTCACGAGTGACAGGCGGCCGGAACTTCACAAGACGTTTCGGCATCGAATAGGTCTTGGATTCCTTGCACCGCTTGGCAGACAGCTCCGCCATAAACTTGTATGTATCGGGGAACTGCTCACAGAGCTTGTCCAGTTTGCGAATGTAAACTGGGTCTGCCGTGTAGATTTCTGCGGTATCTTCCGCTGCGTTGAAGTTGATGATAGTCTCACGTTCGATGTTGGCAAGTGCCATAGTTGTTTTCTCCTTTGCGTTATTTCTGATTGATTTTCTTCTTGGGGCATGATTCAGGAAATTCATCGTAGCAAGCCCAGCATGGAATCGTTTTTCGACAAATCAGCCGTTCTTCCCTTTCAAGTTTTTCACGTTTTTCTCGCTCCTTGCGTTCTTTCTCGTGCCGTCTGTGTGCATTGGCAACGATTATATGAACAGCAGCCATGTTTGGAACCATAGTCTTTTCCTCCTGTATTTTGTGTAGTGAAAAATATTTATGGGGTTCAGACGGTAACTTTATCGCCCTGACCCTATTATCTGTTTTTCTTGCCTATTCTACTGTGATGATTGGAGCGCAGAAGCGATGTTATATGCTTTTTTGTCCAATCTGCGCAATTCAAGCTTAGTCGGAAGCAAACCACGGCAAAAGTATGCACTCCCAAAAGGAGTTCCTTTTACTGGGCTATCCATGTGTTTTGGATTCATAAAATCTATTCTCTGGTCGAAACAAAGCATTTGAACGTCATTTTTGAAAATCTCAAATCTTGTTTTCCCTTGAATGCTATTTGCCGGAAGAAGTAATGCAAATGGTTTATTTAACTCGTATGCTCTACGAAGAACAGCGTCTTTTTTGCTAAACGGCGGATTTGAAACAAGAATGTCCCATTTTTGAGGTTCGTAATCAAAAAAGTTCTGCCCATAGTCAATATGGCTATAAATCACTTTATTCCCATTGTTTTCCAAAACACTGACAAACGCAGACCATTCTTTGTCAAACGGACACCAAATAATCTTATTGTCTGGAATAAATTCTAAGAGAGGTCTTACGGCATACCTTGGCGTATACTGTTCATCTCCGTTTTTTGAACTGTCAGATTGTAAATATCCTATATTTTCTGCCACAAGTTATCACCTCACATCCACACGCATTCTTTGAACTGCTGGGTCTCCATCTGAAACGTGATGTCCAGTGACCCTACGTTGCCCTCTTTGTTCTTTTCAAGCGCAAAATGATAATGCGGCTCTGGCCGCTTTTTCGTGGTCACGTTCTGTGCCAGCAGAATGATTGCATCTGCGTCCTGTTCAATCTGTCCGCTCTCTCGCAGGTCTGCGGCAGTCGGTGGAATGCCTGTTCTTGCTGTCTCTCGATTGAGCTGTGCAAGAGCCACCACCAGCGTTCCTGTGGACTGTGCAAACTCGTGCAGCGCCATACTGATTTCCGTGACGGCACTGTATCGGTCTTTCGCTCCGGCTTGATGGATAAGCTGCAAATAGTCGATGAACACCACTTTTGCCTGCATCCTGATAGACTGCGTTCTAATCCATCCAACGCTCTTACCAGCGGCAGAGCGGACATACAGCGGATATTTCTTAATGGCTGCCAGTCGGTCAAGCTCGTTAATGCTGACAGTTTTGTTTTTGACTGCGTGCAGCGGTACGCCTAGCTGGTTTGCGATGATACGAGCATAGAGCGTGTCCGGGTCGGTCTCTAGGCTGAAATACGCCACCTTGCGTCCGTTCTTGGCTATTTCACAGGCAAGTTGCAGGGATAGAGCAGTTTTACCGGCAGACGGTCTGCCGCCGATCACAACGAAGTTGCCCGGAACAAGATGCAAGTTGTTGTCCAGCACTTTAAGCCCTGTGCTGATATACTCCGGCTTATCATCCAGCTTGCGGATGTAGTTGTCTATGCCGTCACACATCGGGATGAAATCGCTTCTCTCGTTGTGCAGGTTGATAGCTTCGCCTAGCCGTTCATAGATGCCTGTCAGGTCTGCATATCTGGTTGAGCCATCAACAATTTTGAACGCAATCTCTCTGGCTCTGGACAATGCTGCTTGTTCCTTGACGATCCTAGCCCATCCAAGCATCATGTCATGGGTGACGTTTCGGATGAACTCTGCGCCGAAGGCATCCAGACATTCACCCATTGCTTTCTTGCAGTTATCGTACCGCCCCATGACTTCTACCGGGTTCCACTTGTCGTTGTGCTCCCAATAGCCACGAATGGCAGCGAATGCTCTTTGCAGTTCAGGGCAAAAATCTTCAATCTCCAAGTCCTGCAAAACATCAGCGTATTCCGAGAACGTGAGAACTGCTCCCAGCAGGATGTATTGGGTCTGATTTTCAATATTCACCGCAGAAAGTCTCCCTCGTCAGGCAATTCAGCCATTGTCTGCTGATAGCCACCGTTCCAGTCCTTCACGTTACGCATCCAGTTCCGTGCAGCAGCTTTCCAGTCCTTCATAGGCGATTTTCCAACCTTCCAGCCATTTGCCGTGAAGTGGTCAACAAACCGCTCTGCTTCTGATTCCATGTAGCCCTTGTCTGCAAAGTATTCTTTGGCTTGCTCGATAGTCGGTGCCTTGAAGCGTTTGACTTCGTTGGTATTTTTCTTTTCACATTTTTCTTTTTTATCAGATTCAGATACAGAATCAGATACAGATAAGCTACCATTCGTATCAGTTGGTATATTTGGTATACCATTTATACCATTCGTATCCTGCGATACCATTGGTATTCTTTCGTATTTTTTATCGTTCCAACGCTTGTTTATATTTTTCTTGTTTGCTTCTCGTCTACGCTTATCACGTTCTTCCATCTTCTGCACGTTCATATCATCGAACGCTTTTACGACTTTCCAGAGCATCCGCATAGCACGGTCGTTGTCGTATGCTGGCTCAAGTCTGGTCTCAACGTATTGTGCATAGTTGCGGATGAATGCTCCAAATTCCTCGTCTGTCAGCTCGTCCATTGCATGGACGTGCTCCAGCAGAAGAATCATTGATGTTCTCGGCTTGTGTTCCTGCTCCATATTCAGTCCTCTTTGTAGCGTTTGTTCCATGCTTCGACAGCGTCCTCCGCTGTGTCAAACAGTACACCGCCCATGCTTTGGCTGTCACCATCCGTACAAAGGACGCATCTGCCTCACCCTTCGTGATGCAAGTCATAAGAAAGCCCACTCCACGGGTCTTGTTCGTAGTCGCACCCTAAACGGCCATGAAAGTTTCCTTCATTATCACACACGCCGATGTAAACAACATTCTTTCCGCAGAACGGGCATCTCTTGAGTTCTGTCATTTACTAAATCCCTCTCTCGTTCTCGTGATTCTCTTATGCGCCTTGACAGGCCTTGTGCCTTTGCCGTACGCTGGGCGGATATGTTTTGCCTTGATATACCCGCAAGGCGGCTTCGGCCCAAAGTAGAAAAGGCTCAAGTCCATAACGATGATGCCAAACTTCTTGTTCGTCATGCTTACTGCTCCTTACGCATACCATTTCGGTGCTTCGTTAAAGATTTCCACACCTTCTGTAAAGCCAAGCCTATCTAAGGTTTCGCACATGATGCCGTCCATCATGCTATGAACAATTTCCTCGTCATCTCTGTACTTTTGGCACGCTTCCCGCATTGCTGCCGTAAACGCTGCAATCATATCTTGCGTAATAACGATATTGTTTTCCATAAGCCCTCCTACACCATCGGAAACGCCATCCAATGCGTCACCGTCACATCTTTCGGCAGTCTCTCGCCTATCTCGTCCCAAAACTGACCGTCTGCGTAACAGCCAAGAAAGTACGTTGTTGGCGAGATTCCTTGCAACATTTTTCCATCTTTATCGTGCCACGTTTTCTTAGTTGCAAGCAACAAAGGTGTCGTTCGTTCTTTCGGCGGTTCGCTTGCTGGATGCCATATCGTGCTATTCACTCAATCTCCCTCCCATACACCATCCGGGCGCATTTTTGCAAATGCCAGCAGTCCGTACAGCGCACGTTTTGCATTGCCTTCTGTGGCGTGCCAGTAGTCGCTATCGTCTACATCGTCACCTAGTGCGGAGATGGCCTTTTCAAGCATCGGAATGCTCTCTGCGCCTGTTTTGCCATAGATGGAGCGGATGCCCTTGCCACCCAACACATCATCACGACGAAAGTGCTTTCCATAATTATAGGTGATATTAAGCCACAGTTCCTTTGTCCCTCCAATGGAACGAGTACCGCCAGCAACAAAGTGCATATCATCCACTTCAATCGTTTCATGCGTTACGGGGTCGCAAAGTGAAATATCATAGCTCATTTTCTCTTTTCTCCCATTCTTTGCACACATCTTCCGGGTCTGTAAAATCAGCTCTGCGCTCCGACAGGCCGTTGTAACAGACCCAAGAAAAGCTATCGTGCCATTTACAGGTGGAGCAGGACTTGTCCACAGTACGACAGAGAAGCTTTCCTTTACTATCCAGCAGGACACCGTTGCCGAGCCTCATCCCATCACTCCTATTTTCCAGTTCAAGCCTACGCTTCCTGATTTTCTCTCCCGTTGTCATACTCTTCCAGTTCCTTTCTGATTTGCTGGCGTTCAATCTGCTTTAGTCTCGCCTTTGCCAGCTTGCGGTTGTCAGCCTTTCGGATAGCCCAGTTATTGCGGTGGTTTGCCCAGCAAGCGTATCTATGGCTAAATTCGCTTTGGTCGTACCATCCCTTGCCAATAAGCCCCTTATAAGTCTGCTGACGTTTCATCTTTCTTCTCCCATTCCTTGCATCCATGTTCGTCCCACACAAAGTCTGCAACGTGTTTTGACTGGTCGTTCACGCACACGCCCTCCGGCTCTGCGTACCATTTGCAAGAGCCACAGGACGGCTCGGATTTGTTCTTGCAAGGTTCTGCCGTGCATTGGATAGCCTTGCCAGCAGAAAACTGTTTGATGCCCATGCAAGAGCAATGTTCGGCGGTGCAGTAGAAGTTCATTCCTCTATCTCCTTCCATCCGATAAACTCGCATAAGCCAATAGTGTTATTGGCGCAACGATGAATGAGAACCTTATCGTTTATTTTGAATTTTACGATAAACCCAATCTTACTTTCTCCCATTTCGTCTTCGAACATCCAATCCACAATGTCTTTATTGATTCTTACATCGTCCTCATCCGTAATGGTTGCAAAACACTGTTTGCATCTATAAAGAGCGCACTTTTTCATAATCTTTGCCCTCTCTTTCTCCTTCTGTTGGAATTGAACCGTCCGATCGCTCGCTTATACTTCGCATAGCACTCCGGGCACAGGTCGCCTGTGTCCCTGCGCCACGCCCAACCATTGAAATATTCGTCAGGGTTCATCATTCTGCAACCCAGAACTGCTCCGCAGCGGTCGCACACTCGCTTGTGGTAGATTCCTCTGTCAGTTTGCATTAGTCGTCCACCTCTCTATACTCCACATCAATTTCCTTCGGCAAATTCGTCTGGTACTTCTGTGCGAGCTGCTCTGCGCTCTGGGCATCGCCCAACGGCTGTTCCGGCGGGGCAACGGTGACTTCCACGTTGTCACGCATACCGAAGTAGTTTTTGGCTCGGAAAATCCACTCTGCCGGGTTCTCCTGACCGTACATACCGTTGTATGCCCACATGGACTGCATTTGCAGAATCAGCTTCAGGATGTACTTCTGCTGCAAGCTGTCGTCACGGCGCTTGCCTGTCATAATCTGTCTAAGACTAGGCCATTCGATGCCCAACACCAGTGCAATCCATTCCACCACAGGGGAGATTCTGGCTTCGATGCAAGCGTCAAAGAAGAAGTCAAGGCGTTGCTGTACCTCAATGGGGTTGTTCATGTCCACGCTCGGAAGGTCGCCAAAATACTTTGCCGCAATCATGCCGACAACTTTCTTGTCCTCTTCATCACCGATTCTCGACTGCAAATCGCCTGTGTTCATCATCTTCAGCTTCTCGATAGCCAACGCCTGTTGCTCCTTTACCTTTTTACTGACCTGTGAACGGATGCTCTTGTTCTTGTTGAGGTTCTGTATCCGCTTCTTTTCGCGCTCTTTTTCACGTTTCGCAGCGGCTTGCTCTTTTGCCTTTTGCGCTCGCTTCTCACGCTTTTTCTTTTCGGCTTCGGTCAGCGGCGGTCTGCCACGACCACGCTTCGGGGGTGTTGCCATGTATCAGACCTCCTTTGGCGGTTCTGGAAGTGGAATCCAATGGGTGACGGCGTATGGAATTTCACTCCCGACTTCTGCCCAATTTTTGTAAAAGTCCATAAAGCCAAAAATCGTATCGCCGTTATCGCAAAATGCAAGAACTGGAGTATGGTGTTTTGGTTGCCTGTCCTTGACGCTAATCCATTTGTCAGGAAAACCGTTCTCGCTATAAGAAACCGTTTCAAAATAGTGCGTAGCCATCCCAAGTTCTTGTTCAATATCGTTTAGGATGCTCTTGTCATCCTCGTCCGCTTCGGTTTCGAGAACAAGGTAAATCCGCTTTTTCACACTCTCACCTCTTCATTTTCGTTTCGATTTTATCCAGCTCGGTTGCAATCCACCAGATGGAGCAGCAGCTGTCCAACTGCCGCCACCAAGCGCACTTTTCTTTCTCGCACACGCACCGACCAAGCGGATTGCTGGCCATCTTTATCGGGCAATAAAGTTCGTTGTCCATTAGTTATTCCCCGTTCATCTCATAACATTTGCTGTAGTTCTCGTTAAATCCCAAACACCAAGCTAACTCGGAAGCCATTTCCTGATAAATGCCTTTGATATTGGGCTCAGTTTCTGATTTCGCACAGCCGCTATAAAGACCATACAGAAAAGCCAGTCTTTCACGCCCTACCATGTTGATATCCTGAATCATCATTTCCACCCCATCACAACAGCCGTACAAACGGCCAGACACACGTTGACGAACATCCAGACGAGCATTGCCTGCCGTTCTTCAAACAGGCTGTTCGCCATGTTCTTGATTGTCCGTTCGGACTGAACTACTACCGCCAGCAGGACTAGGCAGACCAGCCAGCGAGTTGCAAATTCAAACATTGTTATCCTCCATCAAATCGTACCAATGCTCTGACAGCCTTGCAGCGCCCTGCAACCGTGCGATAGCAAGTTGTTCCTTATCCATTAGCTCCACCTTTCTCTCAACTCTTTTTCGACCTGTTCTGACTTTGCTGTGATGTAATCCGCAAACTCGTCAGGGGTCATGTTCTCTTCTTTGAATTTGCCGACCATCTCCCAGTACCTGTCACCAATGCAGATGATTTTCTGCACCTGTTCATCGGTCAGGTCTGCATCGCACCGAAGGTTCTGAATCAGTGCGCCCCATGTGGCGGCAACGCCATCCAGAGCCATGCGAAAGCCGTACAACTGGTTCTGTCGTGCGATTTTGCGGAGGTTGGTCAACTTGACCTGTTTGCCACACAGAGGGCAGTTTCCAAATTTATTCATCCGACTGCTCCTTATTGGGGAAAAGCTCAAATGTAACTTTCAACTTCTTGTTTCCAATAACGCCCCACATCTTTTCGAGCTTCGTTTTGTCGGAACGCTCCATTTCAGTAATAAAATGAGACAGAACAGCGGAAACTGCTTCATCGGTCACATTAGACTTGCTTCCCCATAACTGTAATCCATCTTTCCGCTGCTTCATCATCGTTCCGGCATAGATGGTTCCGAATAGCCCACATCCAACATGATATTCAGCCATTTTTATTCTCCTTTGCTTCAAGGCGAGAGAGCCAGCGTTTGTATTTAGCGTCCTCAATTTCAAGTTCTGCGTCCCAAAATTCGCGTTCGGAATCGAGGCCATCTCCAAACCAAGCATCGCATAAAGCAGTGACTGCGTTACTTATGTCCGCAAATTCTTCCATCAGATTTGCTTCGCACTCCGCAACGCTCTTCGGGGCGGGTTCGTGCCATCCAGCGCACGGCGCAGCTTTAGCGCGGCCTGTGCCAGTTCGGACGCTTCTTCTGCCAACTGCGCCAAGATTTCGGTCTTGGGCAAAATGTCTGAAATTTTCTTGTTCACTTCTGCTCTCCTTTCAGCCAGTCGTTCAGCTTTGCCATGCAAGAAGGGCAAAGAAGAATACTCCACCCTTCTTTCCCGCCAATTATTGGCCGAACTTCAATTTTTCCATTCATTTTGTTCCATTTGTTCCATTCTTCAAGCGTATACGTTTCGCCACACCTATCGCATACCATTGTCATTTTCACCACAACTCCCAACTAGCCTTGATTTCTTTTCCGATTTCAACAGAAAGTTTTTTGATGATAATTCTTGCGTGTTCATATTGAGCTTTCACGCCGTATGAATAGTCTGTGACAACCTTCTTCGGGCTTTCATTGCTTCTCATTTTCTTTCTAAGGTTTTCTTCGTTCTCCATAAGAAGTTCGCTTTGGTACAGTCCCAGAAGCCTTACCAATTCTTGTTTTTCATGCAGTTGCATTTTCTTTCTCCAATCTCTTTAGTAGCGCATCCACGTCATACCGCCAATGGACACGCAGCCTTTTTGCTTTGACCTCTATCCCCTCTTGCTCTGCCCACTGCCAAGGGATGCTCTTGCGGCTCTCGTTGTAACGGAACGTCAAAACCTTGCTGGCAGGGATTGCAAATGTGCGGTTGACCGCTCTGTAATTGACTATCACATGGGCGGTCTGACCGCTGTACCCCATTGCATCCACCATGTCCGTGATGTGTTTTTCCTTGTGGTATTTGCACTTTGCCTTGTCGTACTTGCCGAGCACCTTTTCCAGAGGGATAGAGGGCGTTTCAATGGTTTTTAGCTCAAACAGGTGGTTCATCGGGTATCGGTACACAAGGAAGTCGCAGATGTTGTCGATGGAAAAAGACAGGTTCTCGTTGCCACCGTAGTAGGTGGCAGCACTGTCCTTCAGGCGGTAGCACCACGCATCGGATGGAACGGATGCTTTGAAGTCTGCTTCAAACTGTTTCCCGGTGTTCATTCGTTGTCTCCCGGAATTTTAGGAATTAGCATCCAGAACTTGACTGGGTTTTTATTGTCAATCCACTTTCCGTTTACAAACTTCCTTTTCCCAATCAGATTTTCCCAGATCAAAGAATCGTAAACAGCAAGATAAATTCCATCTTCTTTCGGTTGTTTGTCTTTTACATTTGTCCACGCAATTGATGGAGCGTTTTCAAGCTGTTCGGCAAGTGCCAAAACAAGGTCAGAAGCGGCGTCAAGGGCAACACCTTTATTGTATTCAGAGTAAATTCCGCTGTTCATAAGCGCTTTAGCTTTGGCTTTTTTACTGTTCCCGGTTTCCTTCCACCCTTCAATAATCGGCTCTACGTCAACAAGTCTCATCCTCGTTCACCTCTAAATTCACTTCCGAGATACCGCTTCTTACCACGCTCCCGGTGCTTATCCTCGTAGTCACGGTGGTATACGCTCTGGCTGTGGTTCAGCTCATACACGAATGCCTTGCGCTCCTCGAAGTCTTTCTTCTCTGCCTTGTACTTCTCGCAAGTGTCGTGGCAAGCTTGGTGGCGTGATGTGCAGTTGAGACAACAGGTAATCATTCCAATTCACCCCCAAGTATCTGCCATAGCTTTTGCAACGCCCGGAAAAGTTTTTGCACGGCTCTTTGCGCGGTCAGTGGTAAACATGCCCTTGTGCTGTTCACTATGCTTGTGCGAGTAGGAACCAGACGGGCACCATGTCGCGGTAGGTTCTACGATGTTTGTCGGGTGCAGCGGCGGTACACCGCGTTCCCACAGTAGCGTTTTCTTGCTGTAAGGATGTCCGTACTCGTAGGGCTGGATTGCCTGCGTAGGCTTTGGGTAATCAAAAATCTTGCTGGGGGTAGGATTCTCAATCACCACTTTTTCGCAATCTGCCGCCCACACGGCAAGAAAAAGCGCCTTGCCGCACAATCCCTCATAATACCGGGAAAGATTGAGCTTTCCTCCCTTGTACAGGTGTCTTGCTCCCGCGTTGCTCGTCTTTGTGCAGGGGACAAATGCGATAATCATGTCCCAGCGGGGCACGTCATGCACGGTTCCGTCCATGGTCACGACCTGCCCTCCCTCGATAGCCTTTAGGCAGTCACCGAGAATATGCCATTCTGGATGTCCGCCGGACGGCTCAATCAGGTCGCAGGAATAGGCTTCGTGGCCTTTTGCGCGAAACGCTTTGCACACTTCTTGCGATTCCTCGCAGGCAATCAACACTTTCATATTTCCAAACGCCCGTCCAGCCAGATAGCGCAGCTCTTATATAAGGTAGGCGGTCAGGGTTTATGTCCTAAAAGGGCAAATCCGATGAATCGTCAATCACAGAGAAGTCGTCTGCGTTACCCTGAGAATAGTTCTGTGGTGCATCCTGCGCCCGATCGGCGGGTTTGCTGTCAGACTTGCCACCGCAGAAGTCAACCTTGTTCGCCATAATTTCTGTTGCGGTGCGGTTGTTTCCCTGCTTGTCGATATATTTCCGGGTCTGGATGCTGCCAGTCACCAGAATTAGGCTACCCTTCTGGAACCACTTGGAAACGAACAGTGCCGTATTACCAAATGCGGTGCAGTTGAAGAAGTCGGTTTCCTTCTGACCGCCACTCTGACGGTCACAAGCAATGCTGAA